CTGTTTAGTGCTATGCACGGCTCATTGGTTACATCTTCACTTATCCGAGAGACTACAGAGAATGAGTCTCAAAACTACGGTTACAAGTTTGGTCAAGAAGAAGAGACCTACAACATCGTTGCTGCTCATGGATACTTTGGTAGATTAATCTTCCAGTATGCATCATTCAACAACAGTAGATCACTTCACTTCTTCCTTGCAGTCTTCCCTGTGGTGTGTATCTGGTTAACCTCTATGGGTATATCCACGATGGCATTCAACCTCAACGGATTCAACTTCAACCAATCAATCTTAGATTCATCTGGTAAAGTTGTCCCAACATGGGCAGACGTTCTTAACAGAGCAAACTTAGGTATGGAAGTAATGCACGAGCGTAATGCTCACAACTTCCCACTTGATCTTGCTGCTGCTGAGAGTAGCACAGTTGCTTTACTGGCACCTGCTATTGGCTAAATCAAATACATATGTTATAGTAAGAGGGTCTAACGACCCTCTTTTTTTATATGAAAGTAGCAATTATAGGTAAAGGGTTGGCAGGTATCCTTACTGCAATGGCATGGAAGGCACACTATCCTAACACCGAGATCGAAATCTATTATGATCCAGATGCACCCATTGAACCAGTGGGATCAGGGTCGTGGCCTAATCTATTAGATCTTATTACACAGTTTGAAACTAGTTCTCCAGAGGCATGGTCTTCAGTGGGTCCACTGTTACATTGTAACTGGAGAGATGCTAACTGGGATCAAACAGTTAAGACAGGTATAAGTTACAGTGGATGGGGTGGTAAGGATTGGTTCCATGACTTTGGTATTAACAGAGTGGCAATGCACTTTGATCCTAAGAAGTTTTGTGATGACATGTCACAATACTTTAAGTGCATCCCTAAGAAGGTAGGATATAATATTGATGCTGATTACATCTATGATTGTGGAGGGTCACCCTTCAGTGGAAGGACGTGCTCAAGTGAGACCTTTGAACGCTATGATCAGTTGGAAAATCCCCTCAACAGAGTACTATTGGCCGAAACTGAACCATATAGTAGAGTCTATTGCACCACTGATAATGTTGCCACTAAAGATGGTTGGTGTTTTGTTATCCCACTACAGAGTAGGACATCAATGGGATATCTTTTCAACAGTGACATCACATCAGATGATGAGGCACTAGAGAATTTCCAAGAGCAGTTTGGTGAAGCAAAGGTAACTGGTTGGAGATCATTCCATAATTACATGGCAAAGAATCCTGTCTTAGATGGTAGGATCTTTATGAATGGAAACAAATACTTCTTTATTGAACCACTAGAGGCAACAAGTATAACAGGATACATGGTGTGGATAGAAAGAACCTTGCGTTACATCATGCAAGGTGCTAACCTACAAGAGATGGTTGATGACAATCAACGAGACATCAAAGAGAATGCAAACTTCCTTCTCTATCATTATGCACATGGATCTAAGTATGATACTCCCTTCTGGGACTATGCTAAGAGTCTTTGGAAACCCACTGACACATGGAATAATATACTAGAGGATGCAAGGAAAGGTGGGTGGAGACACAGGGTACAAGGGACTGCATACAATTACAGTTACTTTAGTTTCCTATCTGTCATCGCTACATATTGCAACATGGAAACACAGCAAGATTTCAAAGCACTACTACGAAACAATTGGTAATTATGCATTTACTTTTAACTCTGATCTGTATTGGATTGATCGCTTTAGCGTTAGGATATTCAATAGTTAAACACTATGACCCTCACTAAATAATGTGTAGGTGTATGTAATACATGGCTGGCGAGACCATCAGAGATATAGTAGAGAGGTGTTACTCAACACCCAGTGGGATACTGGCAGCTAATCCTTTAGACCAGTTAAATCCTAATGTACCTACTGCTGGATCGTCAGGTAATGTTGTACCTACTATCAATCCTGGCGAAGCAATAAGAAATATAGTTGGTAGATGTTATAGTGTCCCAGTATATAACCTACCTAACATATTGGATGAGCAGAATCCAATACCAGTAGCACCACCACCTGTAGTACCACCTGATCCTAAACCTGGTGATGTTATAAGGAGGATAGTTGACAGATGTTACAAGACTCCACCAGGAATCCCAGACCTAACACCTCCACCTGAGTTACCTGACTTTGGTATTGACTGGGAGTTACCTGATTGGGGACCGTGGATGTATAAGGAGTTTGGTTGGCTCCCACCAATGAAACTGACACTTCAACCACCACCTACTCTGATAGTATCTCTTGGTCCTGACGATCAGTGCGATCAGGTTAGAAAATTATTACAACTTAATTTACTCAGACCATTAAAAGATTATAGTTTACCTGGATTCCCTTCACCTGGATGGTGGGAGCACATAGAAACTGGTGAGAAATATTATTGTGATCTTGATAAAGGATTAGCAGGTGACCCATTCAAAACTTGTGTTAGGAATGCATTAGACTGTCTGTTTAGACCTTACCTTGGTGGTGCATGGCAACCACCCAAGGCAAACTGTGATGCTTACTGGCCTAATGGGTGGAGTGGTAACCAAACTGAGGTATGTGTAGAGAATTGTTTCCCAGATAGGATACCAATCTATGAGTCAGCATTATCTAGTGGCACTATACAGACATCGTTTGATGGATCAGGTAATCTAATTGCTACTGGTAGTGGCACTGGTGTTGCAGTCCTTAAACTACAGTGGAATGATAACCCCAACACACATGGTGTTGCTATTGATAACATCCAGATGGGAGGTAAGCAGTGGACAAGGACTGGTAGATCTGGTGAAGAGATTCAGACACTTGCTATCAGTGGTCCTGGTACCATATCTATTACTATGAATGGTAACTCTGGTGGGTTTACTATTGTTGATAACAACACCAGAATATGCATGAAGGATACTCATGGTAGTGATTGTAATGCTAACTTTAGTATTGTATCTACTAACATAGGTGCTGACCATGCATACGATCCTAATGGTGCCAAGCAAGGATACACTTTAACTAATGCTAAACCAGCATTCTATATTCTTGCACAACCTATATCAAATGTAACTGTCCCACTGTTTAGATTCTATTCAACAGTCAAGCAAGATACATTCTTAACTACTAATCCTGGTGAGCCTGATACTAAAGGTGCAGGTGAGAGAGCAACCATGAATGCTTCAGGCATGGCAGGTGGTGAAGTCTTAGGACATGTATTCCCAACTGCTGCTGCAATGAATAGTTATTTACATACTGATGAGCAAGCAGAGGCACTGCATAGATTCCATAGTATGAGTCCATTTGACCACAAGTATACTATTGATGGTGAGATAGTAGGTGGTAACCCTCAGAAGATACCTAAGAGGTGGTGCTATCGTATACCTATAGAATCTAAGGCAGACCTTAACATCTCAATGGATGTTGAGAAAGGATCAGCAGGATATGATAACGCAATTGGTTTCTACCTAGCAGATGATACTGGTCCTAAGTATGGACGTGTCATTGTAACGAGTGCTAGGAATGGTACCAATCTATACAACGCATGGATGACCAGCCTCAAACTGAATGAGTATGCTGGAGGGACGATGGGATTTTTCTTGATCCCTAATGGTGGTGGCCAGAATTCACTCAGCATTATGCAAGAGTTAACATTCACCCCACTTAATTCTCCTTACACTGGTGGTTTCAGTGCAGTAGGTATCACTACAGCACAGAATAACTACTGTCTCTTCAGTGATAGGACATGGAATCCTATGCAGAAGGATCAGACCAAGTGGCAGGGTAAAAACAATCAATTCTGGGAAGACCTTATCAATGGTGACGATGACTATGACGATCTAAGATTCTGGCATAGACTTGGGTGGACATATGGTGGATACAAGTACGAGGGTGTCCAATGCTATGTGTATGCTGGAGCTGCACCAGAGAAGGTGATGAGAAAGATAGACCCTTCAACAAAATGCGATGCTAGAATATTAAAGGCCAGCTTTAAGGACATAGTTATCAGACGTATGGACTGCGGTAATAAAGTCCCTAACATCGTAGGTAATGACGTTGAGTGGGAGTGTGGCACATGTAATGGTGAATACTCAGTCAAATTAAATACCAATCAGACTATTGAAGCAGCAGTAGGTGGTACCTTTAGGTTTGTATCTATGGGTGGTATCAGTGGTGGTATCTATGGATCATGTATGAAGTTTACTCTTCGCATGAAGAAGAATACAGTATTAATATGGGAGAAGCAGTTTGAAGCACAGTATTGGCCTGCAATAGGTAGAGACTTATATAATCAGGACATTACTTTAGAACCAGGAGATGAATTAAACTTTGAGGTAGTAAGTATTGATACAGGTGCAGTCACAGGTGACATAGCATTAGAAGCTGCTCTCTATGCAACTGATACTACTATGTTTGAGGGTGCATTTAAGATGATGCTAGGCACCCAGTCACATGACAGTGTGATAGCAAAACAAACAGGTAACCCAACACTTAACCCAATTACTAAAGAGGGTGGAGAGATAGAAGGATTTGCATTCTCATTTAATCCTACTAACAGACAAGACTTTGAGTGGGAGGCAGGTAGTAAACTTGCTGAGACATGGAGTGAGGACAACGTGCCTGACCCAGGAGATCCTTACACATATGTCTGGGCAAATAATATACCAGTCGCTATGCATGGATCACTTCAAGTGAATCCAGACATACCAGGACAGAGTAGGGTTATAGGTAACAGTTTGATGCCTACATTACCTGGCGGTTACATAGACACAGGGTATCTCTATGATGTAGAAGCAAACTATTTCTCTGCGACCCTTCTAGAGTCCTACAACTACAGGAATCTATCAGGAGTATACAATCACCTTGTTGAGGACTATCTCTTCACTAGGTTTGAAACCTTGAGTGGTACTAATATCTCACAAGGATACAGAGACATCCTTAGTGAGTCAGCACCTACTACGTTTGCACGAGGTAGTAAACCGTGGTATACTGTTGGTGCTAACTCTGTTGGCAACCATTACCAGACTGTTGTTGCAAACATATGGGATGGAGCAGCACAAGCACCACAGAGAGACACATACTTCTCTCCTATCACATTCATACATGACTTTATCCTTGATAACTATCATGGTACAGGTGGTGGAAACTATGCTGATGCTGCTAAGATACGTGTAGGTATCACATTCTATCCAGTTATCTTTGATCAGACCACCTCATCTAAGCAGGTGCATTACTGGCAAGCAATGGTGCATGTCATTGATGTCATTGATCAGGGTAAAGGATACACCAAAGGGTCAGAGTTTGTGTTAACATGGCCTCCGATGAGAGATAGGTCGAGTGAGAATCCCTCACAGACACCATACTATCCTGATCAGGAAGCAGGTTTTTCATTCCCAATAGGTAAACAACTTGCTTGGTGGGAGAATGAAGACCTAGTAAGGAGGAGTCTTAAGGAAGCCTTCTACATGGAGTCACACAATAAAGACTCAGTTGTATGGTATAGTGGTACCGACAAAGCAAAATTCAGAGTTAGATTTAAGATAACTCTTACACAATGTACAGATCCACCTTAAGATTATGGCACAAGGATTCAGTGGTAGAGAGATCAATGCCGAAAGATCTCTAGAGAAATCTTCAAGAGAGTTAAGGACTCTTAAGAAGGTCATAGAAAAGTATAAGGATGATCCGAAGGGCAAGAAGAAGATGCTCAAACAGATGCAGAAGTACTGGAGGAGTCCTATCGCAGAGATTAAAGGTCTCGATTACAAACCGAAGGGGCCTAACTGGACACCCCCTGAAGATTTGCAGCAGAATTTAGAAGCAATGGCCGAATATGTTGATCCACGTGAAGAGTGTGTTGATTCCGACATAAATAACAGTTCGTTAACACCTGACCAAGAGCAGGAGTTACGTGCTAAACTAGCCAAAACCGACAAAGCTGATGATTAATCTGGAGGAAAAGTATGGGTCTTACATTGGAAGCAATAAGACCTTTAGAATAGATGGAGTAAACGAACCAGTAACAGGGTATGGATACCACTGCGATGGGTCAGACATAAAAGGTTATTGGGTTAACACTACCCACTTTAAACTCTTTTATAATTTGAATGAACAATTCTTGAGAATGGAACCATTAAATGACGTGGAATCTTCACCCCCTATTCCCTCATCCCCTAGCAAAATCGAGAATTAATCCTGAGATCTGTGATATTCTCACAGATATGCTACAGGAGTATGACTTCTCGGAAGATGAGGATGGACTGAGTGCTGTGACTGTTAACAAGCATGTGTTAAACAATAAGACCTCAGTCCTGGACTACTTTACTCGCAAGGTAAGGCAAGCTATCTGTGAGATAGGATACTATTGTGATGTACAGATCACTACCTCTTGGTTTACTGCCACACTTAGTGGTGGGTCAGCAGATGAGCATGCACATTGCAATTCTTGGTTTAGTGCTGTAGTATACTTCGATGAGTATGATGCAGACTCTGCTCCTATTCAATTTGTAAACCCTCCTAGCGGTGTCTACGTGAGTCCTTCAATGGAAAACGATTACAATGCTACCGATCATGTTGAAGTGCCTCAGAAGGGCACCATACTATTGTTCCCTAGCAATGTAAGACACCGAGTATTAAAGAATTATTCTCAGTATGAAAGGTATTCACTGGCATTCAACGTCATGCCTAAAGGTGTGATCGATGTAGGAGACTCATCCTATGTGTACCAGTAATCAAACTGTCACAACCCCCCTTGACGGTTACCCGCAATTACTGATAGTATAAATAACTTAACATAACAACACAGGACTCGAAAGATCGTAACCCTGCGTCGATGTTAGAATAAGATCCCCATGTCGAGGGGACCTATCATCCGCAGGATTTTTTCTTGCGAGATACTTAAAACAAAAACATGTCTATCAAATCAACAATCGCAGCTGTAGCTGCATCACCATTCCTTCTCGCTGGAGCCGCTTTTGCTGGTCCATACGTGAATGTTGAATCTAACCTCTCTTATCCTGATGGAGAGTATTCTTCTGCCGTTACTGATCTACACGTCGGTTACGAAGGAACCAATGGTGGCAAACTTGCCTACTACGTACAGGGTGGTCCTGCAATCTCACACAGTGAGTCTGCTGACAGCACAGACGTAGACTTCTCTGGTAAAGTTGGTGCATCTTATGCAATCGCTGATGCTACTGATCTTTACGGTGAGCTTGCTGGCATCACTGACGAAGACTCCTCTGGTAACAGTGAAGTCAACTGGGGTGCTAAAGTTGGTGTTAAATTCACTTTCTAATTGAAGGTAAATATCTAACTAAATAAAGGGTCACTAACGTGACCCTTTTTTCTTTCCTACTATAATAATATGGCCAAACAACCAGGTAACACCGCCATCTACACCAGAGAAGGGTGTGGATTCTGCACAAAGATTAAGGAAGTTTACAAGTCTAAGGGATGGGGCTTTGCAGAATACAAATTAGATGTTAACTTTACTAGAGAGCAGTTTAAGACAGAGTTCGGACAGTCAGCTACCTTTCCACAAGTTATCATTGCTGGATATAAAATGGGTGGATGCTCTGAAACTGTTAAATACCTTCGAGAAAACGCATATCTATGACGTACATGGACCCCAATCCTGAAGAGCTTTATACTATTATTGATCGAGCAATCGATGAAGCTATGATCAATGGGAGATTCCTCTTTAATATGAAGTCGTATCTAACTGGTAACAAGTGGACACGCAAACAAACAAAAGAATTAATAGACTCATCCTCTATGGGTGAGATCACACAGATAGTAGATGAATTGTCACAGTATATTGCACGTGACAAGTATATGTCTGAAGCCTATAGTAATATACCTAAACCACAGGCACGTAAGATACGAAAGTATTTTGAGACTGTGATAGATGATGCTAAAGTTTATTATGAAAACCGTAGACCAGGAAGACCACGGAAGACTACTAAATAAAATCAAATAGTAAGGGAGAGTTCTTATGTCCGACATGTCATTCATGTACATTGCATTCTTCCTTACAATAGGTAGTTTCCTATTAGGTTTTGTGGTATCATGGAACCTGAAAGATATCTTTGATACATGGAGAGAGTCAGCAGAGTATGCAGCAATCGTTATGCATCCTGAGATGCAGACCGAGAATGGTCCTGTTGATCCTAGCGAGTTGATCTACTTGCGTATTCATGACGAAGATGATACAATGTATGATGACGATGAGTAAGTTATGAGATTAATGATTTCTGAAGTGCTTCAAAAGGCTCACAATGCCAAGACTAAAGCACAAAAGATCAAGATCCTACAGGATAATAATACTCCTGGATTAAGGTCTATCTTTATTATAAACTTTGACGAGAGTCTTAAACCTCGTGTCCCTTTGGGTGAGGATGTACCTTATCGTAAGAATGAGGCACCTAAAGGCACAGAGCACACACTCCTAGAGAAGGAGGCAAAGAAACTCTATAGATTCTTTGTAGGTGGTGATGATAACTTGAAAACCTTAAAGGTAGAGAGTATGTTTATCCAACTACTTGAAGGTCTTCATGAGAGTGAGGCAGAGGTGCTAGTAAAAGCAATTAACAAGACACTGCACAAGAGATATCGTATCACTAAGGCAGCAGTGCAAGAAGCATTCCCTTCTATTGAATGGGGTGGCAGAGGTAGATGAAGTTAACTGATGAGCAGATCGCTGACATTAATGGTCGGGGATTGGGTTGCTGTATCATAAAGACTGGTTGTACACCTGACGCAGCAGATGATAAGACGTTGCCAACCAACGCATATCTGCTAGAGTTGAAGAAGGATGGTGAGACATGGTTTGACCTAGTGATGGGTGAATCTGTTGGTATATTTGACACATACTTTGATATGTTTGGTCATTGTATGCAGAAGATGTCTTATACTAAGGGCACCAGAGCACCTGGTCAGTATAATAATCCTTTAATGCCTATTAAACCTAAGAAGAAAAAGAAATGAAATTAGATTCACAGTTTGCTGTTCATCAAGATGATGTCAAGCATAGAGATACCCTACTCATGCTACTCAAAGAAAGAGCTTACAAACGTGGAGATTATATGCTATCCTCTGGCAAGAAGTCAGAGCATTATATTAACTGTAAGCCTGTAACTCTATCATGTGAGGGTAACGCACTCCTATCACACTTAATGATTAAGTTGATAGAACCTGGAGCAGTAGCAGTAGGTGGTCTAACACTAGGTGCTGATCCATTAGTCTGTGGTATTGCACAGAAGGCATACTATAAAGGTAATAAACATATCGATGCTCTTATTATTAGGAAGAATGTTAAAGGGTATGGTACAAAGGAAGTCATCGAAGGTAATAAACCACCTAAAGGATCAATCGTAACAGTCTTAGAGGATGTCACAACGACAGGTAGCAGTGCAATGCAAGCAGTCAGAGTGTTACGTGAAGCAGGTTACATTGTTAATCGTGTTGTTGCTATAGTTGATAGGATGGAAGACCATCAGACATGGAAGGATAATGATCTTGAATTTGTATCAATATTTAAGTTGGAGGATATAATATGACCGTCTATTTTGACCCTCGGAAGGCAAGTAAACCTGTAGAGGAGATGACTGAGGAAGAAAAGAATCTGGAGTTAGGTAAGCAAGTTGTAACTGCAATCGGTAACTTAACTCTCTCACCCTTAGTCCTTATGCTAGTATGGAATGCATGTATGCCAGGTATATTTGGGTTAGCAACCCTAGGATACTGGTCTGCTATGGGTTTATATGTAGTATCAAGAATATTATTAAGAAAGAATGACTAAAGTATGTTTAGTGAGTGTCACCCCTGACGCAGAAAAAACTATAGGATATGTTGCAAGAGTATCCAACCCAAACAACCAAGACAACCCGAAGGTTGCTGGTCTGTTAAAGTATTGTATCAATCATGGACACTGGTCTATCTTTGAGCAAGCACACATGACGTTAGAGATTAATACTACACGTGGTATTGCAGCACAGATACTAAGACATAGATCATTTACATTCCAAGAGTTTAGTCAGAGATATGCTGACACAAATCTTCTAGATAAACCAGAGGTGCCCGAGCTAAGGAGACAGGACACCAAGAATAGACAGAATAGTATAGATGACATCGATGAAACCGAGAAGGCGTTCTTACAAGGCCGAATTTCACAATATTTCCAAGAAGGGATGGACTTATACAATGACCTACTATCTAAGGGCATTGCGAAGGAGTGTGCGAGGTTTGTTCTCCCCCTAGCAACACCAACTAGGATCTATATGACTGGTAGTGCTAGATCATGGATGCATTACATCCAACTACGCACAGGTCATGGGACACAGAAGGAGCACATGGACATAGCAAACCTATGTCGTGACCATTTCATCTGTAACTTCCCAACCATCTCTAAGGCACTTGACTGGTGTCCTGATGTTGATGACTGTGACTGTCGTTATGATAGTGACTGGGGTGACACACAACCATGCTTAAGGATAGACTAATGCCAACATACCCTGTTATAAATAAATCTACTGGAGAGAAGAAAGAACTCTCAATGTCCATGACTGCTTATGATGAGTGGAGGAAGGACAATCCCGACTGGGATAAAGACTGGTCCGCAGGGACTGGTGGAGTAACATATGGAGACCCGAAACAATCGGATGGATTCAAAGAAGTAATGAGTAAGATCCAAGAGAAACACCCACGTGCTAACCTTTCGAGGTTTACTTAATTATGCCAGCAAGGAAAAAGAAAAACGGTAATGGTAACGGGAACGGTACCGTATCAAGAGCAATGAAGAAGAAGCCACCCATTAACCTTGAGCATCTCAGGGTCATCGAACCTTTGACACCTAGTCAAGAAGATGTTTTTGATGCGTTCAAGAGTGGCCAGAATTTAGTATTGCATGGTGCTGCTGGTACTGGTAAGACATTTATCAGTCTCTACCTAGCATTACAGGCAGTATTGGAACCTTCTTCACCTTATACTAAGGTATACATGGTCAGGTCTCTAGTCCCTACGAGAGAGATCGGATTCCTTCCAGGCGATGCAGAAGATAAATCAGACTTGTATCAGACACCATACAGGAATATGGTACGATACATGTTTAATATGCCTGATGAAGGAGCATTTAAAATATTATATGACAACCTAAGAAACCAAGGATCAATAGATTTCTGGTCCACTTCTTTCTTGCGTGGCATAACACTTGACAGAGCCATTATAATAGTAGATGAGTTCTCTAACCTAAACTTCCACGAGTTAGATAGTATTACTACTCGTGTCGGTCAGGATAGTAGGATCATATTCTCTGGTGATTACACACAGTCTGACTTAGTTAAAGCTAATGAGAGGACTGGTGTGCTAGACTTTATGAAGATCACACAGGCAATGACTTCATTCTCCTGTGTTGAGTTCGGTATCAATGATATCGTGAGGTCTGGATTCATTCGAGACTACCTCATCTGCAAACATGAAATGGGATTTGATTGATGTTTAATTATGTTGGTCCTGCTAAACCTCTACAGGAGGTTGAGAGTAGGACTGTTGACTCTGGTCGTTTCTATAAGATCGATGACAGATGGTGTCCAAGTGTCACCACAGTATGTGGCAACGCATCCAAGCATGGTATACTAGCTTGGCAGAAGCGAGTTGGATTTGCTGAAGCAGAGAAGATCAGACGGTCATCTGCATGGCGAGGCACTCAATACCATAACCTAGTGGAGAAGTATCTTAAAAATGAATTGGAAGAAGATAAGAAGAGCGAGGGTCTTCCCACGTACCTTTTTAGGTCTGCTCGTGAGACTCTTAATAGGATTAATAATATTCACGCTATTGAAGCCCCTCTTTTTTCTCGCAATCTATTTCTGGCTGGGCGTGTTGATGCTATTGCTGAGTTTGATTCTGAGCTTGCTATAATAGACTTCAAGACCACTAAGAATCTTAAGAAGGAAGAGCACCTTGATAAGTTCTTTGTGCAAGAGGCAGCGTATGCTTACATGTATTATGAGCAGACTGGTGTTGAGGTTGACAAGTTAGTTACAATATCAGTAGCAGAAGATGGGGGTATGCAAGTTGTCCAAAAGTATGATAAGATACCATACATAGACACTCTTATCGATTGGATAAGAGACTATCACAATGAGAAAACTGTAGCATGAAGGAAATTGAAGAAAAATTTATGACACAAGGTAAGTTTACCTCTCTTGTTGAAGATAGGGTAAAGGAAAGTCAAGGTCTTATAAATTATATTGAGGGTGTAGCCTCAGTGTGTGAAGAGTTTGAGATTGAGGTGGAGACAGTTGGTAAACTGATATCTAAACCATTAAAAGACAAGATCAAATGGGATGCACAACAATTAAACTACATTAAACGGACAAGTAAAGGTATTTTAAACTTATGACTGAGCAATTCTTTCAATCAGAAGTAGTACAAGAAGAGTTAGAGGCAATACAAGAGTGTTATACTGAGCTCTTGAAGATGTCTGCTGGTCTAAAGGAATTTAATCCACATGAGAGACTAGAGCACATCGAAAAGACTCTGGAGTTGGTAGCGAAGCAGAAAGTATTCTATGCACGATTACAGCTAGCAGCGAATGAGTTGAAGGATGATGACTCAGCAAAAGAAATTAAGAAGAGGATGGAGCTCATGACCACAGAGTATTCAGGTGGTATGAACCTCACTATGGTACTAGATCAGATGGAATCCAAACTACGCACGTGGCGGAGAGAATTGCAGGAAAAAGGGGTTGACAAGCCTAAATAGTCATGCTACTATAATCCAGTAGCAATATCACAATACAACTTCGGAGACAAATACGAATGTCATTTGCATCACTAAAGAGCAAGTCTGGTAAGTTTGCTAAGCTTACACAACAGATAGAAAACCTTTCCAAGCCTCAAGGAAGGGGTCCAGATGAAAGACTCTGGAAACCAGAGGTAGATAAGAGTGGTAACGGTTATGCCGTTATTCGTTTCCTACCAGAGCCAGACGGAGAAGATCTCCCTTGGGCACAGGTATGGAGTCATGCATTTCAAGGACCAGGTGGTTGGTACATAGAGAATTCTCTTACCACACTTAACCAAAAGGATCCTGTCGGTGAATTAAACAGGACACTATGGAATAGTGGACTAGACGCAGACAAAGATACTGCACGTAAGCAGAAGCGTAAGCTTTCTTACTACAGTAACATCTATGTCGTTAAGGATCAACTTCATCCAGAAAATGAAGGTAAAGTATTCTTATATAAGTATGGTAAGAAAATTCATGACAAGATTGCATCAGCGATGCAGCCACAGTTTGAAGACGAAACTCCAATCAATCCTTTCGATCTTTGGAAGGGTGCTAACTTTAAGATCAAGATCCAGACCATTGGTGGATACTGGAACTATGATAAGAGTGAGTTTGACTCACCCTCTGTGTTAGGTGGATTGGAAGATGACGCACTTGAGAAGATCTGGAAGTCTCAGCATTCTCTTAAAGAGTTTACTGATCTTAAGAACTTCAAGAGTTATGAGGAGTTATCAGCACGTTTGAATATTGTGCTTAACAAGTCAACAAGACCTGTGGTACAAACTAACGAAGAAGACGAGGAACTAGCACCTCTTACTAGTCCAGTTGTCAAAGCGGACCCACCTGCACCCACAAAGTCAGGTTTCGGTGCTAAGATAAAGGAAGTTGAAGAGGCAGGTGATTCACCTGATTTATCCTACTTCGCTGCCCTAGCTAACGAGGACTAAAATGAAAAGACTCCTGTTTCTCCCACTTCTACTCTTCGCAGCACCTGTGAGAGCAGAAGCACTAACATGGAAGGAATTCTGGGAACCATTTCAGGAGTCCTATCATCATGGTCATGCTCACGTCCACGATCCTTCTTGGAGGGACTGGAGATATGACCACGGTCACTACCACCGTCCAAGACGGAGAAGGTGTGAGGTTGTAATCACAAAGAAATACTGGGTACCAGGGCATTACCTTGGTCATGGTAACACATGGATCCCAGGATATTATGAGCATCGTGATGTGATTGCATGGGAAAGATGCAGACGCTAATCTGCATATTATTCGACTTTTAGAACAAGCAAAACCCCCGAAAAAATCGGGGGTATTTTTTTGTCCTGTAGGGTCGCTAAGTATTAATACCCACTAGTGGATCCAGTGCCAGCAGACGAAACTGCGACTGTGCTGCCATCTGCCAATACGTCACCTTCGCTAATAGTTGGTCCAGAGGTGTCAAACTCCTTAGATGAGTAATCCGCTTCTGAAGCAAATTCGATAGAACTCGTTTCACCGATATTTGTGCTATAAGTCGGTTTAACGGTCTGGAACTGCTCTTGAGTAGTATTGACTGATCTCTTAGCTCCTGTTGTTGCGTCAGTTTCGCTATTTGGAAGATATCCGACCAAACTGGTGAATTCTTCAATAAACCCAGTTACATACTCTTTCCTTAAAAGGTAAATATTGCGTTTATAGTCATTTTTGCCAGCTTCGTGGTCATAGACTGAAATAGGTCTAACGGTCTCTTCTTTAGGTACGAAGGTTCCATCAGGTCTAGTATATGTGTAATCTTCAGGTACTATGCGATCTGCCTTTACTAGGATGCGTCCCTTTTGATCTGTAATTCTTTGAGTTACCCAATGATGGACAGAATCGGCATCTTCTTCATATGTGCTGTCAATATACCTTTCTAACTCATCTTCTGCCATGGGCCATTCTTCATATACATTGATTATATTGTTACATAGCAAAACAACCCAATCATACTGCATACTGCCATATTGCTTAAAAGCAACCTGATCTGGTCTTTCATTTGTCTGAATTGTATATTGGTCAAATCCCAATATGACATCTTCTAGACTTTCACGTATTTTAATTCTCCTGAAGATATTTCTTGCAAGAGTATATGGATCTACGTTACTTTGACGGTAACTAGATGTCCTTACATCAACGAGTGGTAAATGAGTGAAATATGCCATTATGCGATATTAGATGAGGTACCAGATAAGTCATTACCACCTATAGATTCGTCTCTCCAATTCAGACTTCTAATAGCATCATCAAAATCAGACATAATCTGGTCTTTTGCATCGAAACCGTAAGTTTCCTTTGTAAGGAATTCAGTCTCTTTGAATGTTAGCGATATATTGTATTTCACAGCACCAAAATCCATGAATCTGGTACCAGCGTATGAAGATCTCAGAGAGGTATAATCAGGCATTCCAACAGTAACATTAGTGCAGACCATTTTTGTTGGGAATTGTAGTACCTGACTTAAGATACCACCTTTGTCTGCTGATTTTGAAGGATCTGAAATTTCTTCATTACCACCACCTTTATCAATATATCTGACAGTGCTAAGACGGAAGTATTCTGGTATTGTTAACCAGTTATTTCCACTTTTACCAGGTAGTGAATATCCTCTAAATTTCTTAATAATATTGTATATGGTCTTAGCATCAGCTGTGCTCTTAGGTGCCATTTCCCAATTCCAGGAATGGTCTCTAAATGATCCTTGACCTTCGTATGTTGCTTCTGCGTATGGGTTGAAGATCTTTTTACCGATTATAGAGGTTAATTGCTCTCTAGTTACAGACCCACTACCACCAGTTGCAGATATAGCAGCATTTATGACTTTGGAAGCAGCTTTATATCCTATTTGTGGCATTGCTGCTTTTGCTGCATCTTCAATACTAGAAGCAACAGTATCAGTATCAATTCCACCTTTAGCATTAGCAGCTTCAGCAGCAATATCTATCGCTGCGGCTCCTGCTGGACCCAAATTTACTTGTCCCCACCCTTGACTATGTTTTTCACTTAGTGACTTGGGTAAATAGAGATATATCGTATCTCTTAACTGATCCGATTTTTGATCGAATACCTCAAATTTTAGGTAATCGATTACCTCAGTTGGGAATGCAGCACCATCCGTGATTGTTTCTCTACTACTTGCTGAATTGACTCCTAAAGGTTTCGCTCTTGGAAATACAGTTACTGCCATGTCTTACAAAGGAAAATTCCGACCATCAAATAAACATAAGTACAAAGGTGATCACACTAATGTTATTTATAGGAGTTTGTGGGAAAAGAAGTTCATGCATTGGTGTGACATGAATAACAACGTATTAGAGTGGGGAAGTGAAGAAATTATTATACCTTATAAGTCTCCTTTGGATAACAGGATTCACCGTTATTATCCTGATTTCTATGTTAGAGCAAGAACCAAGAACGGAGGAGTTGCCAAATCGATCATCGAGATCAAACCAGCTTATCAAACTAAACCCCCTAAGCGTAAATCGCAGAAGGCTCGCACCTTTTTGAGTGAAGTTAAGACTTGGAATGTAAATAGTGCTAAATGGAGAGCAGCAAGGCAATTCTGTGCACATAAAGGGTTTCAATTTATTATACTGACCGAAAAACACTTAAATGTATGAGTATCTTCACAGACGTAAAAGACTTAGCAATGGGAGTCAAACAGTCTAAACAATGGTATAGAGAGCAACTTCAGTATGGACTGGAAGCATACCAAGGTGGATTCATTGTGGGTGATATTATATTTTTCAATTACGCAGCTCAGACACCAGATCTTAAATTTTGGGATACTTTCCCTATGGTACTAATCACAGACGTAGACTACCAGAAGAAGCAATTCTCTGGCGGGAATATGCACTACCTGAGACCTAATAGTAGGAAAAGTATGGCAAATACATGGGCTGCTGGTAGTATTTCATATCCTATGCGTTGCCACCATAAATACTTTATGAATAGTGTCACAAGAGCATATAATGTACCTTCAAATGAGCTGCAAGATATGACACCACTTCCAATAGAGCAATTCGTTATTAGACCTAAAGGTCTTGGTAGGACTATGGAAGTACCAAGCAGCATTATATGGAGTAGATTAAAGTAAGATTATGCCTTCAACCTCATCAAATCCAAATAGTTTTAAGGACTTTAGAGAAAGGGTCTCGTCTGGAAGACTAGAACCTTCAAGGTCTAATCTCTATGGAGTTAAACTGTGGCTCCCTACATGTATGCAAGCAAATACCCAATTTGTTAATGCAGATAGAAGATGGGCATTCGATGCTATGAATTATATGGCAGATCAAGTGTCTATACCTGGTAAGAGAATATTAGATACTCCAGTAGCACAAGCATGGCAAGGTGCAGGATATTCACATGCGAGGATACAACAGAATAACGATGTAGATATTACATTTGTAACAGACAAATATCAGTATCATCGCAGATTCTTTGAGCATTGGATGAACTGGGCAGCACCAGACATGGAGAATAGATCTGGAATATATGAAGAGTATACTACTAACCTTATAATAACAAAGTGGGAAGTTGGATCTAATATTAGTTGGGAAGGTCTTACAGAGTCAAATGCAGTCTATAGACAGAGACTTAATTCATCAATGGCAGTTTGGCAGTTCTTTGGAGCATGGCCTTATGACATGGGTGGAGCATCATATAGTAATGGTCCTACCAATTTAGTTAAGTTTAGCGTTAAGTTTAAGCACGAGAGATATAGATTTGATGGTGTTGGTAGTGATGTTAATGGAGTTAATTCTCCAGATAGATTCATCAATGCTGCATCAGATGGATTATCTTCTGTTGGAATTGACCGATCACAGACAAATGCAGCTGGATTTGGTGTCTAAATAGAATTATAATAATGCAATCGTTATGCCATTACCTAAGTTAGCCATACCTGAGTATGAAGCGACCCTGCCTGTTACAGGCACACAAATATCATATAGACCATTCCTAGTTAAGGAAGAGAAACTACTCTATCTCGCTATGGAGTCGCAAGACAACAAGCAGATGGTCAAAGCAGTGAAGACTATAATTAAAAACTGCACTAATCTAAAGTCTAAGGTTGAGAATCTTGCTACGTTCGAGATTGAATATATCTTCCTTAAGATCAGATCTGTTGCTGTTGGTGAGGTAAGTGAATTTAAAGTCACTTGTCCAGATGATGATGAGACACAAGTTGATGTGCAGGTACCTCTTGGTGAGGTTACTGTGCAAATGCCAGAAGGTCACGATTCTAAAATCGATCTAGATGGTAATGTTGGGGTAAAAATGAAATATCCTTCATTGGATGTATTCATTCAACAGAATCTTTCTGATAACCCTAATATAGAGGATGTATTTGAATTAGCTGCAGGATGTATTGAGCAAGTATACGACAAAGAAGAAGTCTATGACTCTTTCACTAAGAAGGAAGCATTAGATTTCCTTGAAGATCTAAATGCAGAGCAATTTGCAAAGATTCAAGCATTCTTTGAGACTATGCCTAAGTTATCATACACATTAAAGGTAACTAATCCTAAGACAAAAGTTGAGAGTGAGTTGGTACTGGAGGGACTAGCAAGTTTTTTCGAGTAGCGTTAATGCATGACAGTCTTGAGAATTACTACAAGACTAACTTCGCATTAATGCAACATCACAAATACTCTCTGACTGAGTTGGAAGACATGATACCGTGGGAACGTGATGTATACGTGAACCTTCTTATTGCTCATATTCAAGAGGAAGAGAGAAGGCAAAAAGCAGAAGAGAATAAAATGGCTCTCTAATGGCAATTAAGAGTTTCGTCAAAATTAAACCCATCAAAGAAGATGGTGCCTATTCTGGAACTTTCAATCAGATTCGGAAGGGCATCAATCGTACTGGGATGACGGTAACCAGTATTAGTCATAACCAAGTAGAGACTGAGAAACTTATTAAGTTTGAGAGAGATTGGTTAAGGACAGATACTGCTAAAGAGATAAAAGAGGATACAGCAGAAGAGAAGCAAGACCTTAATGTGTTCCAGAAATGGGCAAAAGGTTTTAAAAACATGTTCAAGTTTGAACAGAGGAATAAGAAAGAGGATAAGGCAGAGAAGGGACCAGCGAAGAAGAAAGAAGCAAATCCCATGAAGGAGAAGGCAAAAGAAAAAGCCTTGGGATTCTTTGAGATGATCGCTAACTTCTTAACTCCCATATTTGATATATTCGTTACAATGGCAGTCTTTAAATGGCTGTCTAATCCACAGAAAGCAAAGGATGCAGCTAGGGTCTTTAAGTTAGTTGCTGCTATAGGTAAGTTTGCCTTTAAGATCCTAGGATTTGGTGTCAATATGTACGCCAAAGGTATTACTAATATCTTTGGTGCTGGTAGTCAGACAGGTATTGCTAAGGCATTCTCACCTATAACAGGATTACTACAATTATTCACAGGGTTTATGACCCTGCGGTATCTATTAAACCCATTAAAACTATTCAGTGATGGTACAAAGGTAAAGAATCTCTTTAGAGATACTTCCATGAAAGAATTGACATGGGAAAGAAACGAGCAATGGCGTAAGTTTGGTTATAAGGATACAGAGACAGGTAAGATATACACTGAGCAAGAATATAAGGCACAGAAGAAGTCAGTAGAGAGACAGCAGAAGAAGTTAAGAGCACAGGGTAGAGACGATCAAGCAAGGAAGGTTGGTAAACAGTTTAATACCAGAAATAATAATCCTACCAGACTACAAACTGGTAAGAATCTTGGTAAGAAGGCAATGCGACCTGGTGGTATGCAGAAGGGACTGGCAGTAGCTGGTGGTCTTACTCGTATAGCATCAGGTTTTGCTATGGGTGAGGATAAGACTGAAGCAGTTGGTGCAGGTCTTGGTCAGGCAGCAGGTGGAATGATAGGATCTGCTTTATTGACACCATTCTTAGGACCATTTGGACCTATAGTTGGTAATGCTATAGGTGGATTCTTAGGTGAGTGGGTAGGTAAGACATTCTTACCAGTTATTAAACCTATATTTGAACCTATCCAGAAATTCTTTGGTATGGCATTCAAATTAGTAAAGGATGTTGCTGGAGAGACAGGTGTAACAGAATTTCTTGGTACCTTATTCAAATTCTTAGGTCAGATTGGTAAGGTGATGTTTGAGGTGTTAGGTTGGATAATGAAACCTATCACATGGTTATTAAGTGGTGTAATTAAAATAATTGGAGGTATTATAGGTTTTATTATTAAAGCTGCTAAGAATATATTTGCCTTCATGAAGAATCCTATAGGATTTGCATGGAAGATTATAAGAGGTAAGGATCCTGGTAAGGATGTGAAGATGGATAAGGTCGAATCCTTTGGTGATGGTGGTGAAATGATCTTAGTTAGTGGTAAACCTGCTAAGAAGAGACCATTATCGTCATTTGCTGGTGGAGGAAAAATAAGGAAGATTAAGACTGGTCCTGAAGATATAGAGCCACCTACATTTGTATATTCTTGGACTAAGTTTACAACTAAGACTGAGCAGAGAATAAAAAATGGTGAGTTAGTTCACTTCCATGAAGAAGATTCTATGGAGGAGATATTAGGATTCATATATTATCATATTCTACTTAAATATCATGATGATATCTTGAAGCCATTGAAGCAAATGAAGATGATTAAACCTGAGACTAAGATTGAGGATCTTGTTGAGGGTACTGCAGGTGATCATATTGATCCAAAGATTTTATATCAGATATATGAAGATAGTAAAGCACGAAGACTTAGTGACATTCATCAGACAGAAAGGATACTAGCGTTTAATAAGAGGCACAATCTTAAGCCTGGTGAGTCTTGGATATCTGATTTTGCTAAGGGTGGTGCTATTGATATGTCTAATATTCAGTTACCACAGTTATCTGCTGGTGGTGAAGCACCTGATATAGATGCAATGGTAGCTAAACAACAGGAAATGCATGCAAAGTTTGCTTGGAAGCAAGAAAAGGATGCAACTGTTGAAGATATTATATTACCACCTAGGACAATGGTGTTAAAGACCACAGTACCAGTAATAAATAATGTTGGTGTTGGTACTAAATCAAGGAAAGTGACAACTGTTCCAAGTCCAATGTTTACCTGTTAATAGATGGCAAAAGTTTCTGCAAAAGTAGCAAAGGCATCCATGTATAAGATGATCTCTTATAAAGGGGTCACTGGTGTTCAGTCGAAATATACACCGTTAACTGCTGCTGAGAGATTGCCAAAGGTTGAGAGGAGTGTTGGTGCTGGACTTAAGTCAATTGTATCTGGTATCAACTCATTAGGATCCACTCTTAATAGTATTGCTGCTAATACACAGAATACAGTAGAGAGTTGGAGAGATAATATTAGGACTCAGATTAAGAGTGCTGATAAGATTAACAAACAAGAGGCTCTTACTGATAAGAAAGATAGAAAGAGAAAATTATTTAAAGATAAGCAGACAGAGAAGAGAAGGAAGTTTCAGTTAAGAAATCAGAAAGAAGATAAGGCAGAGAAAGCTAAGTCTAAGAAGGAAGGTCTACGTTCTGGTGCTATAGAAGCAGCTAAGAAGACAGGTGGTGGTATATTTGCTGCTCTCTTTGGACTGTTTGGTCTGTTAACTGATGCAATTAAGTTTAAGATATTTGAATGGATATCAAAGAATCCTAAAGCAGTTACTAAGTTAGGACTAACTCTAGCTGCTATAGGTAAGTTTGTATTTAATATAATTTCATTCATCGGTGGAATGTCACTGGGTGGACTTGTACAATTCTTAGAGAATCCTATTAGTTTGAAGGGATTCTTTGGTATAATCAAGTTCCTTACTGGTGCGGTACCTATATTTGCTGGATATACATTACTCAAGAATCCTAAGTTGATGCTTGAGGGTGCTAAGAAGGTATTAGGAGGTATAATAGGAGGTCTTCAGAGACTATTTGGATTACAGAGTAAGGATCAGAAGTTTAGAGATTATAAACTTAAGAAGGCAAGAGGTGGTAAGGGTAACTTCTTTAGTTCTAAAGCAGGTAGAATTACTGCTGGATTAGGTGCTGGTGCTGCTGGATTTATGGCAGCAAAAGGTGATGGTGCTACTAATGTCGAGGCAGCAGCTACTGGTGCTGGTGCTGCTGGTGGTCAGGCAGTGGGTGCCAAACTAGGTGACATGGCAGGTAAAGCACTTGGTATACCAGGTATGGGTGCCATAGGTGGTGCTATCGGTGGTATGGCAGGTGGTAAGATTGGTGATGCAGTAGGTGGATTGATACAACCTATAGTAGAACCAGTCAGTAAATTCTTTAAGATGATTGGTGATACTTTTGGTAATGTTATAGCTGAGATAAAAGCACCAATGGAAGAATTCTTTACTACCTTGGGAGCATTCCTAGGTGGAATTCTTGAAGCAGTAGAACCTCATATGCCGATCATCAGTAAGATTATTGGTATAGGATTTAAGGTACTATTCTGGCCCCTATTCCTTGGAATGAAAGCATTGACTGCTGTGTTGAAACTCTTCACAGGTGGTGCAGATGCTAAAGAGATGGAGAAAGGTGGAGGAGGAGATACTAAAACAGAAAAGTATACAAAATATGGTGGTGAAAGGTATAGTCCTGGTGAGAAGATGTCACCCAAACAGAGGGTAGCAATTCAACTTGGAATCCAGATGGGTAATAAGTATCCTGCTGGTGTAATGGAAGACTTTAATAAATCAGGTGGAAATGTATCTGCTGAAGAAGCAAAAGAAGCAGGTATGACATCTAAGGATATTAAAGAAGGTGGGATGGGACAATTCAAGAAAGGTGGATTGTTTGCTAAAGGTGGATGGATTCATGGTCCACAGTCAGGATATCCTGTATCATTAGATGGTAAGTCAACATCATTTATTGGTCATGGCACTGAGTGGGTTGGATCTAAGATGGCATCAGGTGGAGCATTTGTAGTACCATTTGATACTCCTGCTACCAGATCTGATAGAGGTTTAACAAGTAGAAGATTAAAACAGGCAAAGAGAGGTGGGTATGCTTTACCACCAGGATTTGCTAGAGGTGGTAGAGTTATTAAAGCTGACAAACCACCACAACCACCTGTACCTAAGGGATTAAAAGAGAAAGTCAAAGCTGCTAAGAAGAAGAAGGATGATAAACCACGTGGTGTAATGAGATGGTTAGCTGGTGCTGCTGACCAGATGACAGGAGGATTCTTTGACTTTGATAAGCGAGGTCATTCAATGTACCAAGCTTCTGGTGTGTTGCAGAAAGCAGGTCAGGTAATTGATGATGCAAAACAGAGATTCCAACAACAGAAATTTGAGAAGTTACAGAATGCTCTTCAAGATGGTTCATCTACTGTGGTAGTTGATGGTGAATCACCACAACAAATTATGAGTGCTGATATGAGTCAAGATAATCCTATTATAGTTCCTGGTGATCATCATCATGATGCTGATCCATATATACATCCTAAGTTTGGGATTATCAATGAGTTTATGACCGATCCTGTGGAGTTTATGTAAATGTCACAAGTAATAGAATATATTAATGATGTAAAGACTGCATGGCAGAGGATCAGTTATGGTGCTAGTCCATTTGGAGGATCTTTTAATGCTGATAATGCTAGAGACTTTGAGATTCAGAAGTTACAGTTAGAGACAGCAAACGGTAAGAAACTGTATGATATAACTGAAATGGTATTGGAATTTCAGTACCATGAATCTATTGAGTCTTCTTTCTTAAGATGTGACATCAGTATCTTAGATGCTATTGACTGGAATAAAAATCTACAGGGTGGTGAGAAAGTTAAGATTAAGATGGTAACTGGTACTGCTATCAGGGGTGATCATTTAGATTGTGAACTGACTGTCTATAAGATTGGTAGTATCTCAAAGACTGAGAGAGGACAGTTGTATATCTTACACTGTGTATCTCCAGAGATGTATCATGATGAGAGTAATAAGATCTTTAAGTCATTAGGACCAGGAGAAAAGTCTAAGGATGTAGAGAATATACCAAAGTATATCTGTGATGAATTCCTTAAGACTAAGGGTACTAATAAGGCAAACAAATATAATTTTGAGAATCATTCCAAATATACTTTCATAGCATGTAGTTGGAAACCTAGTGATGCTATTCATTACCTATCAGATAAGGTAACTAGATTGACCAATAGTAAGGGTGGTGCTAAACAGTCTGGATTCTTATTCTGGTCAAATAGGAATGGATTTAACTTTAGATCTATTGATAGTATTGCTAAGGGTGAAGCAACTAGGAATGGTGTCTACACATATACTTACGTGCAAGGTGCTCAAGAAGGAGCAGATAAGAGGTATGCTATCGAGACACTAACATATCCTGATAAGGCAAATCATCTATCTAACATGAGGATGGGTACCTATAAGACTGCTGCTATTGGTATATCATTAGCATCACAGAAGGATAGTTATACTCCTACATCTGGTAAGAAGAAAGAGGCAGCACCAAATGAGTCTGTAGATGCTGTTGGTTTTGATCAAGAGACTGGACAATTCTCTGGTACTGGTTTATCATCAGCACCTAGTGGTACAATCAGTGCTCTTAAGGTACTTAATTTCCAACAGGTATTTGCAAAGGCAAATAAAGTAGTAGATGGTAATGATGAAACAAGGGGTAACCAAGCACAACCACCATTCCTTATACCAGAATTCTTTGATATTGAAGCATCACAACCTACTAGGATGAAGATCAGGGCATTGCCTGGTATGAAGAATCAGAGTAGTAATGCGAATGTTGATAACGGATCAAGCCCCAACATTGACTCTATTGCAGTTGCACAATATGCAGCAGCAAGGTATAATTTATTCAAGGCAATTAAGTTAAATCTCACCGTTGCTGGTAATACTGCATTAACAGCAGGTAATGTAATCGATGTAAAGATACCTTCTTCTACAGAGGAAGATGAGGAAGTTTTGTTAGATTATAGGTTCAGTGGTAAGTATATTATTGCGGGACTCACACATATCTACCAAAAAACTGGATTAACGACTAAACTATACCTGGTTAGGGACTCAGTTCCTAAGCAAGAAGCATAAATAACTATACACTCTACAGAGACCATTATGACAACTATAGAGCAACATATTGAGCACGATAAAGAGCTCCTTGATGATCCTACATTGAATCCTGCTGCTCGCAGACACTACAAGGAAGAGTTGCACGATTTAATTGAGTACGAAGAGCATCACCATGATGAGATTGTTGCAGGAGATCACCACGATCCAACTTGTCTAGAGTTATTCTGCGACCAGCATCCAGACGAACCAGAATGTTTAGTATATGATGATTAAATGATTGATCTTTGGTTTCCAACCGCAATATATCATGAAGACTTAAAACCATCTCAAGATACCAAGCAACAAATGCTTGAGTATTTTGAGGAGATTTATGATACCTATCGTAAGTCAGATAGGGTAGAAAAGGGTAGTTATTCAGGGGATAACGACCAAGATTATAAGATGTTTAACGATAAGAGATTTCACTGGTTAAACCGTGAGGTCTCTTTTCATTGTCAGAAATATCTTAGTGCTTTCAACGTTGATATAGATAAGGTTAAAATATTTGCATCAAAGGCATGGCCTGTGATTATAGAGAGAGGAGGTCAGATATATAAACACACACATCCAAACTCAGTAATATCAGTAGTATATTATCCTAAGACAGGTAGTGCGTTGACTGGTGGTAAACTTAAATTCCATTCACCTAATACTCATAGGATGCCTATACATGTAGAAGAATTGAATGATCTTACCTATGGTGATACACAGTATGTACCTGAAGAGGATAGACTATTCATATTCCCATCTCATATAGAGCATGAGGTAGAAGTATATAATGGTAGCACTCCACGTTATTCTTTATCATATGATATAATAGTCACTGCTAAAAATAATAATGAGTTTGCTATTATAGATCCTATAAATTGGAAAGAGATTAATGCTGTTTAATGAAGTAGTAGGTCACTATAGGAATAGAAATCAAGCATTCTCTAATCCTTCACAATGGCCTCAGATTGATATACGAATAGTTGAACCTAGTTATGGTATACTATTAGCTAAGTCTTGGTATAAGTATAAGGGAGAAGACGATCCATATAATTACATACAGTACGATTGGCAGAGGATGGATGAAAACATCGTCTATACTAAAACTACTAATATTATTACTGGTACTCCTACCTGTCCTTTCATTTGGCACTGGGATGGAGTTTGGTGGAATGGGAATACTGATGGAGAATGCATCCAGGGTGACACGAGGATGGTCTCAAAAATAAGATTCAATGGTGATCATTATCGTGCTATAGATACTGGGTATGATTTAAAGACTGGTAAGTTTCGATGGGGCAAACCTGAAGAGGAAGGTGAATTTCTCTTTGAGAGACTTGATAAATAAAAGAAACAATTAATATACTATGGGCGTACGTACCGATTATCTTGGAAGAGATACATTTACTTGGTGGGTAGGAGAAGTCGAAGAGATTCGAGATCCTTCCGAGCTAGGTCGTATCAAGGTGCGTATCCTTGGTTGGTATACAGGTAACTCAGAAGGAAAGGCATACTTAGAAGAGGTACCTAAAGAGGTACTTCCTTGGGCAACAGTATTACTACCAACTGACCAACCACAAACTAAGTCAGCAGGTACTACAACAGAATTACAACCAGGAGCATGGGTATTAGGTTTCTTCCTTGATGGTGAAGAAGCACAGTTACCATGTGTATTGGGTGCTTTCAGAGGATTTTCACAAGAACAGTCAGATGGTGCCACGACTATTGCAGATGCTGGACCTGCAAATGAATTAAAGACTAGCACTCCACAACAGACTGACCTTGCTAATAATAATGCAAGGAGTGGAAACCCATTCCCTAAGAATGAAAACACACCTGCATCTGCAACAGGAAAACAGGAGGAGGCAAGAGGTGGTGGTATTAACATGGCAGAGGCAACAACGCCTGGTAATGTAGTAACACACCCCATAAAACCACCTGTTGAGATGCAATCAATTGGAGATGGTGTTGCTGGTCCTGCTGGTGGTGGATTTGAGAAAGATTTAAAGAGGATGCTGACTGAGTTAGGTAACATGTCAGCAGCATTAGGTAAAGCTGAGAAAGGATTTGTATCCTTAATTACTGGTAAGAATATAGCAGGAGATAAAGTTAGAGAGCACCTAGGGAAGACAATGAACTTCCTTTCTGGTGGTATAGCAGGTATTCTTGCACCCTTGAAAGAGGTGATGGCAAAGTTAATTGCTGAGGTTGTAGGAATGCTAGTGAAGATTATATCTTCATTCGTACCACTGATAGTTGTTAACCTATTGATGTCATTCTTGGATCAGATCTTCGCACTATTCTGTGCTAAGACACCAATGTGGTTAGGACTGGTGAAGGGAGCACTGAGTGATACGGCAAACTTTGCTAACCAAATGGCGAGCCTTGCTGTAGATAAGATAGCTACGTCTAAATTAGGTAAGACTATTGATTCTGCTGTTAAAGGAATAAGCAATCGTGTCTTGGGTGGTATCACATCTGCAATGAATCGTGTTAAGGATGTTGCTGGTGATGTTATCTCTGCTATCAGCACTGCCAAAGGTATGCTAGGTAAGGCAATGGCACTGGGTGAGACAGTGCAATCTATATTTGAATTTGATTTCACCTCATTAGACTGGGGTAGTCTCCTTCAAATCCTTATGGCAATTCTAGGAGCACTATTTAAAAAGAGTTGTAACAGGAAGATAAAGAGGCCGAAGTCTAAGGGGTGGTTCCCACTGATAGGATCCACTGAGTGTGACAACATAGAAGATGCTGTTAGAGGTACTCCTTATGAAAGTGTTAATAGTTTAATCAATGTAGATTATCAAGGGGCAGGTCTATCAGGAGAAGACCTAACGTCACTGAATATGGCAGCGACACCGACTAGTGCACCAGAAGTTACTGGTTCTTATATCGATCAGATGTTTAAGGATACCAATCCATATCTGATGCAGGTATCAAGTCATCTTAATGGTACAAGAATTATAGATGATGCTACTGAAGGTAAAGTTAAGAGAGTAGTTAGTGGACCTGGTGGTGTCAGCACGTTTGAAGATAGTTGGGGTAACAGACATACCAATGTACCTAACAATGAAACTAAGATTATTGCTAAGGACAAGTGTGAGAATATTAAAGGTAACTACTGTCTAACAGTAGAGGGTGACTTTTATATTAAGGTCATGGGTAATATGCACCAAGAGGTAGAAGGATCATGGAATGGTCACTACTCTCAAGGTCCACAGTCAGAATCTTCTGGATCCTCAGAAGCACCTGCTACCAATACTGTTGGTGGTGCTATGGCACAGGTAGATACTAATGTTACTCAGGGTACAGTATCAGATGATGTGATATCTCAGTCACAAGACTTAGCATTATATGGTCCTTCAGCAAGGACTAAGAAATTAAATAAGGAAAATATAGGTGGTTTCTATCCAACAGAGGAGATACCTTTCGATCCTGGTGCTGACTATATGGGACGTACTAGGACTGGACCTCAGTTATCAGGTACTCTTAATGACTCTACAGAGCAGAAGTCTTCCGAAAGATTTGAGGGTGATAGAGATATTGCAGTCAGTGGTGAGTTAAAGGTACAAGCAGCGAAGACAAGTTATGCTGCTATTGAGTCGTTGATGATCAACTCTCAAAACGTCAAGATAGAAGGTAATACCATTGAAAATGTTGCTGATGGTGAGATAATCAACCAGGCCAACTGGATATCATCATTCTTAAACTCAGGTAGATTTGAGTTTATTGCACTATTCAATATGACAGCAACGTCCTTGACTGGACAGTTTGCTATGGTTAAGGGATGTATTGTTGATATAACTACAGACCTACCATTCCCAGGAGTTGCACCACCTACACAGGTTAGAATATCAGTAGGTCAGCAAATGCCTAGTAGCATGGCAGATATCCTTGCAGGGTCTACCAATGCATTCCATGCTACCTTTATTTCAGCACCTACTGGTGTTATCGCTGAGTTCGTGCCACAGGGTGCTATTATTAACCAATGTAACAATGGTTTAGGAGCATATGTGGTCAACAACGGTTACATGGCAGTGGGTTGTGCTGCTGGTCCTTGTCAGGTCTTCGGCTTGCCAGTTTTGCTGAACTAGTGTAGAATAAATTTGTCCTATACAAATGGCGTAAGAAATGGCCTTAAGTATACTGGAAGACAAAATCGCTCTTCCTTTTAACCCTAAGTCACAGGTGTATGAAGCCTTGACTTGTCGAATCAACAGTGAGATAGCAGAATACCTGCTAAAGTATCACAACTTTGACAACAGAAAGATGTCAAAGACCCATGCTAAAAAGATTAGTAATAATATTAATCAGCAAGGGTGGCTCTTGGATGGTCAACCTATAACCTTCAACAAAGAAGGTAACCTCACTGAGGCACAGCATAGGTTAAATGCAATCTCAAAACGAGATCCAAGAGAACTGTTTACAGTTATAGTTGTCACTGGGGTAGAAGCAAATTGCTTCTCCAAGTGTGCACTAGCAAAACCTCGTAAACCAATTGATGAGATCCATAGGGTAGATGAGTCTGCTACACCTGAAAATGTAGCAGTGATGAAAGACCTGTTAAAGCGTCGCAGAGGTGAAGAACTCACCATTAACAATGCGATACATCAATGGGAATATTGGAAAAGCTACATTATCGAGTCAGATAAGATTGTATCGAGTTTCTTCGCTTCTTGTACTGACTGGTCTGGCAGCAGAAAGACTATTGGAGCATGGTCAACCCTATGTGTTAACAATGGTTTACGTGATGCTGCCGAAATCCTCATGGAACACTTTGAGGATACAGTACTAGGTAATGGTAGTGTCCCACTTCTAAAAGATCTTGTAGATTTTTGGGAAGGAGAAGGTAAAGCAGCATACATGAGTAATGAAGGTCGTCTAACGATGATGTATCAGTTACTTTGTTTGACTACTGACCGACTCTTGGACAAGGAAGACGGTCAAGTCCAATTGAGTGTGAGCACTGCTCACCTAAACCACACTTTTCTTAAGAAAAGAGGAGTGTACAACAGGTTCCTTGCCAAAATCTAGGAACCGTGCTACAGTAGATTCAGTGTATACCCATCCACATGGCAAAGATAACAGGAGACACGGACACATACCTAGAGCATATCTGGGTTAATGTTGCCAAGAGAGAGGTGAAGATTATGGATGATGAAGGATATGATGAGATTGTGACGTGGGAGTTTAGTGAAGATGGAGTGGATGGGTTTACTGAAACTCTAAAGCATTTTCGTGAGACAGTCCCAGATGAAATGATCACATACCTATGAACATCATCAATCTATCACAGGGGGAGTTCCAAGAGAACGTCCCCTTTTCTCTTAGACTGGTAGAGAAGGGTAATACCTTGAAGGTTACTACCGACAATGGTATTGTCTGTATTATCTCACCAGTAGCATCTGTTGCTCAAGACCCTGAAGCACCAGACCTAAATATTCCAAACCCCGATGAGTTCGTCCCTGATCCAGTGGGAACACGAACATATGTGGATGCTGCTCTGCGGGAGATGACACAAGGGTTGTAATGAAAGGTCGTATCACAAGAAACTACTGTTACCTAAACGAGAAGGTAGTAGACATGTGGTACATACAGGGTATTCCCTTTACCTTTGATGAATTGCCAGAACCAATGGCAATAGAAGAGATACAGCAGGAAGCTGCTAGTAATCAGAGTTATACTATGGATGACATGTATAGATACTCTCAGTATCTAATTGCAGAAGCATGTCATCCTTTGCTATTTCCAATTGAACAATTTGTTGAAAACATGGAGGAGGTTCCTGAGTGAAGATTTTTTTAGATACTGCTGATGTCCCAACTATTCTCAAACATTTTGAGACAGGGTTAATCGATGGTGTTACTACCAATCCATCTCTTATTCGTAAGAGTGGTAGAGATCCAGAGGATGTCTATCGTGAATTAGTACTGGCAGGGGTACCTGACATTAGTATGGAAGTGGTAGAGGATATGATAGGAGAGGGTAGAAGACTCTCTGCTGAATTTAAAGAAGTGTGTACTATCAAGGTGCCATGCACACCAGAAGGATTAAAAGCATGTAAAATACTATCAGATGATGGAGTTAGAGTAAATGTCACCCTTATTTTTAACGCAGCTCAGGCTATACTTGCATCAAAGGCAGGTGCTACGTACGTGTCTCCTTTTATTGGGAGGTTGGACGATAATTCTGTTGCTGGACTGGAGATTGTTAGGTCGATAAGCGAAGTCTATAGAGTGCAAGGAGTTAAGACACAGATACTTGCAGCATCTATTCGTGACGTATATAAAGTATCAAGATCATTCTGGAATGGTGCACACATAGTTACCATGCCACCTAAGATCTTTGAAGGAATGTATAATCATATCCTTACTGATAAAGGACTAGAGATATTTGATAAGGACTATCAAGCAACTATATCAAGATCTAAGAAGGTGCCACCGATAAATATGGGTAAGCACGGAAAAGATTTAGATGCATTCTGAAAACTGGTCACTAGAAGAGTTAAGAAGATCTATAGTTGACAGTGCAGAGGACTATGATAGAATAGTCAAAAGTATGAAGGAAAATGAGTCTGAAGAAAGAAAAGAAAAGAAACCAAGTGAAGAGTAGATTTTACTATATCTTCTGGGGTGCTGCTACTGTGTCTGTATTTGCTGGACAATTATATGTTGGATCAGGGTACAGACAGTTTAGTGATTCATTAAACAGATTATTTGATACAATTGAGGTACAAATACAAGACCCAATTAAATATTATTGAACATAAAAATACCCCCTTTCGGGGGTAAGAAACTACACATAACGATAGCCGCTGTTGCATAGGGGAAAAAGATAAAAACACTCCAGAGTTAGCAGAGCAAATGTCTACAGAGTCTTTCTTGCTCATAGCTGTCACTCTCAATAAGACAGGAGAAGTAATCGTCTATTAATTCATCCTGTGGTGTGTTTAAGCAACGATCTGAAGAGTGCTTCCACTCAGCTAATTGATTTTGCGGTCTAAGGTTATGCATAGGTTTCTCGAATTGGTTAACAATAACAAATGAGTTTTCAATTCATCTTGTTGTTCCTAATTCTACCACTATTTATAAGATTTGGTCCTAGAACCAGGACAGATGATACAAAAATTATTGCCTACGAGTTTTTACCTAATGAAAAAGGTAGGTCGTAAGTAGTATAAATAAAACTGTAGCAAATTGTGTTGAAATTTCGTGGCAACTAAACGGATATCCCAGTTAGAAACTATTGCAGATGGACTCGTAACTGGTGAAGCTATCCTTCCCATCGTTATTTCTGATCCACTAATACCAAACAGAAAGGCCAAGATTAACCAACTGTTTAGAGGACTTAGTGCAGGAACAGCGACCCAACCAGGATTAGCTTTTGACCTTGACCGAGATTCGGGAATCTACCAGTCAGCAGTAGATGAAATAGGTATTACTTTTGGTAGTGCATCACTCTATAACAGTAGAAGAGCGAATACCGATGGATCAAGCACTCTAATTATTAGAGCAATTGATACTGCATCGGCAATTTCTAGTATAGAATTTACTCCACAGGGTAGTGGTTATTTAACTGTTAATGGTGATTTAATTCAAACTGACGCACAATTCTATCTTGCAGGTGACCAAAACCCTGCTAAGAGAGCACATTTCAACGTAGATACTATTTCTACACAGTCAGGCACACGTCGTTTTGACTTACCTAATGTAGGTACTAACACAAGTACTACTCTAGTTTCTAATGACGCATTCCAGACCTTAACTAACAAGACTATCCTTATTAAGGACAGTGAGTTACAGATTACTGGATCTACAGATACATCAAAGATTGCTAAGTTTGAGACTGACGCATGGGAATCACCAGGTGCTCACACATACAAACTACCTGACTTTGGTGCTGCTAATACACAATCTACGCTACTTGATGACATTACTGAGCAGAATGTCTTTAATAAAAACTTGGTTAACCCCACATTCTCAAATACCCCTTCAAATGATGAGAATAACCCTACCAGGTATGTAATATTTGATTCTTCACAATTAACGCAGGATCGTACTGTGATATGGCCAGACCTTAACATTAAGGTGGTTGGTGAAGCATCAGCTCAAACTGTATCTAATAAGGTCTATAAAGGTGCAGTATTCTGTGATACTGATGTCGCAGATGGAGAAGGTAGAAAGATTCAATTCGATCTATCAAATATAGAGGATAACCAGACATACGTCTTTAGTTTCCCAGATAATGAGGTTACAGCACCATTGAATAATGGTTCTGATCCTAATATACTTGTTTCAGAGAAGAAGACCCAGACTCTGACTAACAAGACGATGGAATTGATGAAGATAAATAATCCTGACGACCTTAACGGAATCGTCACGATTGATACTAGTAACATTAACGAAAGTGTTACAATTCAATTCCCAAATGCCGATGCAACATTACTTTCAACTAACAACATTAGTGAAGTTGCTATTACATTCGGTGGAGCACTCGCAGCCCCTGTCCTAGGAGGACAACTAAGAATACAACAACACTTTATGTCTGGATGGTAAAATGACAGCAGGAAGATTAGCCGCCAGCAAGCCTGGTGCAACTACAAATACAGTTCTGTATAGGACACCGATCACTAGGAGTGCAAGTTCAGTCTTGAATGTTTGCAACCAAACAGCAGGTGCCTTAGCATACAGAGCAGCACTTCGTGATTATGAGCAAGTGTTGCATTTAGATGGAGCGAATACCTCTACATATAAATTTGCTAAGGGTAACCCTATTTCAGCATACAAGATTAACGTGGAACCTGGATTCCAAGATTCAGCAGCAATCCCAGGTACTACATTTACAACTACTAATGGTGCTACTGCTACCATATTAGATGTATTTAAACCTACTAATGACGTAGATTACTTTGTAAAAGTATTACCTATTAGTAACACAGCAATTGATGGAGATAACCAAGCAGGTACATTCACTGGTGGTGAGACATTAACTGGAGCAACTTCAGGTTTCACAGCAACATTCAGGGGAATGAATGCTACTATTGGTGTTTGGACTGAGTATGCAGACATTGCTGCTGGTGGTACAACTGTAAACATCTCAAGGACAACAGGTCTAGCAGATGGTATGTATCTAACCATTGGCACAGATCCTAGTACATTACAAGGTGGTGAAGTTTCAACTATTAACAACTCTGGTATTAACACTACTACCAATGTGTTACAGATAACAAGAGGACAACTGGGTACAACTGCTGCTGCCATTCCTGCTGGTAGTCAGATTAATGCTTGGTCTGCTTCTGCTACTGTTTCAACTATTGCTGAAGGTGCGACTTATGTTGCTGGTGATACAGTTTTAACAGTTGCTAACTCTACTGGATTTACATCTGGTGGTATTGTCATAATTGACAACGAGTTGTGTCAAATATCTGAAGTTAATGGTAATGACCTTAGTCTTGTAAGAGGACGTTATGGTACAACTGACGTTGACCACAACGATGGTGTTAACGTAACTCTATTAACAGACAACGGAATTTATCTTCTAAACTATTTCAGTGAAGGTGAGACTGTAACTGGATCTTCATCTAACGCTACTGTTCCTCTAAACTTTGTTACATCACAGGGTGCAACAATTGATAACAAGTATGTGATATCACAGACTAGTGTTGGAGCAACAGATCATATCATACAAACTATTAACCAGTATGATATTAATAGGACATACAAGTATAACTTAGAAGATTCTACTTGTACTAACTACCCACTGAAATTCTCAGCAGACGATGTAGAAGGTACAAACGGATCAGGTACTGAATATACTGCTGGAGTCAGCAAGGTAGGTACTGCTGGTTCAAGTGGAGCATATACTGCTATTGATATCACTGTTGATACGACTGCAAACTTAAACATATATGCAGATGGATCCCCTGCTGGATCTACAACTGGTGTTGGTTTCGTTGCAAGTATTAACGATGACCCTTCATATAATGAGTTGTATATCTATGACGTGAAGGGTGAAGCACTCGCTGCTGCTGACACATTCACTATATCTGCTACTACTCAAACTATTCAAGCAAGTGGTGTTACTGCTGGACCTTTTGGATATGTCCAAGATTGGTACCCAGCATCATGTCATTTGAAGGTAAGTATAGGAGAAGGATCACAGGCATTTGCTGCTGATGATTCATTCTATGATACTCCTACATTAAACAATGGTACTCGTATTTTAACTACTGTCAGGACTGGTAAAGCATTGTCCGTCAATAGTATTGGTGCTGCTGATGCATCAAGGACAGCAGGTACCTATGCAAGTATTTCACCTAATGCAACAGGTGGATCTGGAAATCTAACTACTTCTAAGTTTACAGTTGTAGTTGATGGATCTGGAGCAGCGACTATCACTGTCATAGATGGTGGATATGGTCATGCTGTATCTGATACCCTTACTATTAATGACTCCCAGTTAGGAGGTGGAGGTGGTGCTGCACTAACATTTGATGTGGCAACTATCAGTACTGGCATTCATACAGATCAAACTGGTCTGTATTCAGCAGAAGATTATTTCTTATATGATAATGCTTTAGCAGCAAATACTACCGATAAGAATACCTCTATTATAGTGGGTCCTGGTCAGAATCTACTTGTTTATTCTTCAGCGGGTGATATTAGTTACGTCCTTAATGGATTTGAGACAACATCTGATGACTATGAAGTTATCAACATGACCAAGATACAATCAGGTGGTTAAACACCTACTAAATACTAGGTAAGGTTTACAAATAAATGGCACTTACTCGTCTTAAAAATATCATTACGTCGAGGACAGGACGTATTATCTACGTTAACCCCGACGATTTTGATGCATCGGATGCATACGATAACCGAGGTAACTCTGCTTTGCGTCCTTTTAAGACGTTACAACGTGCTTTCCTTGAGGTAGCACGATTTTCATATAGAGTTGGTCTTTCAAACGACGAATTCGACGCATTCAGTATCTATCTCTATCCATCAGAATATGTGGTAGATAACAGACCTGGTATATCAGACTATAACCAGATCCAACCATTTAATGAGAATACCAACTTTGATCTGACCAGTGCTTCTAACGAACTTTATAAATTCAATTCGACTCGTGGTGGCATTGTCGTCCCCAGAGGTTGTTCCGTCGTCGGATCTGACCTTAGAAGAACGAAAATTGTACCTAAGTATGTACCTTATCCTACAGTACAAGGATCACTGGGCATAACTGCTGCTAACGAACCAGTCCCTGCTGGTATATTCAAACTAACTGGTGGTTGCTATTTCTGGCAACAGTCATTCTTTGATGGTGATAATACTGGAGTATACTATCGTGATGACTTAGCACAGATTGCACCAAACTTCTCACACCATAAACTCACGTGTTTTGAGTTTGCTAACGTAGAAGATCTAGAATTATATTACCAAAAGATATCAAAAGGATACGCTGTAATTCCTGACACCTCTGGTATTGTTTCTCAAGACCAGATGCAAGCAAGGGTCGAGGAAAACAGAATTGTAGGTCCGATCTCTGATGAATTTGCAGTATCACAGATCATAAGAAATGGACAAACTGCAACAGCATTTACAGTTGATGAACTCGGTAACCCGAAGAATCATGGGTTCTCCGTGGGTGTCGCTGTTAATATATCTGGTGTTACTGGTCCTACTGACCAAGATGCTCTCCTCTATAATGGTAGTTTCCTGGTAACCAGTGCACAAGGTAACCAATTTACATACCAGATGTCTTCCGAGCCATCAGGTAACGCACTGGGTAATAATGTACTAGTCAAGGTCGAGATTGATACGGTTGACTCTGCCTCACCATATGTCTTCAACTGCTCTCTAAGATCAGTATGGGGTATCAATGGTATGCATGCTGATGGTAGTCAAGCAACAGGTTTCAAGTCAATGGTTGTTGCCCAGTTTACTGGAATCTCCCTACAGAAAGATGACAGAGCATTCGTCATATACAACCAAACTACTGGAGCATATGAACCCCAAGCTGCGGGATCTGGTGCTCATATTAATGGACTCGCCAAATACAGAAAAGGTTGGCGACACAGACACATCTACGCATCTAACGACGCATTCATCCAAGTCGTCTCAGTATTCGCTGTCGGATTTGGAGACCATTTCTTCGCTGACAGCGGAGGAGATCTCTCGATTACCAACTCGAACTCAAACTTTGGTAACACTTCTCTCCGATCTAAAGGCTTTAAGAGTGCAGCATTTACGAAAGATAAAGCAGGGCAAGTTACACATGTAATACCACCTAAGTCTTTAAGTGATGTATCAGAGATATCAATCAACTGGGTTACTATTGATATCAATAAGACTAAGAGTGTTGCAGACCCGACAAAACTATTTTTATATGGATATACTGTAGAAACTGGCAAACCACCAGCGAAAGTACAAGGCTATACTGTGGGTGCTAGACGTGATGACGTTAATACCCCAGATCGCCTGTATGTGCTCTTAATTGCCAGTGGAGCAAGTGAACCTACTACGCACTATGCTGATATAAGTCCTTCAGGACCATTGGTAACAGGTACTAAAGCAGGTGACGATGACAACCCAGTTAAATGGGATAGTGTTAATAGTCAGTGGTATTTACAAGTAGATGGATCTGCTAATACCATATACACAACACTACAAGCAAATAGCATATATCAAAACCTTGGATTCACACCTACTACCTTTATAAGGAGGGTACCCGATGCTAGAAACCTTGTTGACAGGATTTACAGGTACCGCTATGTATTGGACAAGGACGCATTTCCCGTACCTAGAGCACCTATCACAGGTTTTGTTGTCCAACCACGAAGTAGTGAAACCAATAGCCCAGCATATACCAAAGCATATTACATATATGCTGTAGAGACACATCAAACGTTTGTTAAGGGTGTGACTGACGGTATATATTATTTGACGTTACTTAATGCTAGTGTAGCACCATCAACGTCTAACTTTAATGACTTCGCATTCTCTCAGGCAGTTGTAGACTTATATCCTGCATTTGACAGAGACAACCCAGTAGCAGACCCATCAGCAGCAGTATCTATAGCAAGTAATGAAACACTTGGTGTTGTTACTACTACTGACGGTGCATCTCCTACTCCTAATGAGGACACACAAAGATCTCTTACTAAAGAGACATCACAGTTCTTCTTACTGGAGACAGAGAATAACCTAGGATATAACACTACATCTAACGTATTGAATGGTATTAGTGTTACTGCAAGACTAGGTGATGCTGAAGAAAGAAAGATTGCACTGAAGTTGAATGCTGATAACTCAGTACAACCTCTACTCTGTGAGTTACGAAGATACTCAATTCTCAGAGCATCAGGTCACACGTTTGAGTATCTTGGATTTGGTCCAGGTAACTACTCAACTGCATTCCCATCTACACAGGTAGAAGTATTAACACCAGCACAGGTCAGACTATCACAGTCACTTAAAGAATCTGCGGGTGTTGCATACTACTCTGGTGTTAACAGTGATGGTGAGTTGTTTGTTGGTAACCAGGTTATTAACCCAGTTACAGGTCAGATCACTAACGAAGATATTGCTCAACTTAACGTGTTGGGTGAAGAAGGTACAACTATTGAGACCTTCAGTGAGATTGTGCTTACTGATAAATTGACTGTTATCGGTGGTGCATCTAACCAGTTGGAATCAGTATTCTCTGGTCCTGCTACATTCCAGAAGAAGATAACTTCTCAGGATACATTGCAGACACTAAACTTTACCTTATCTAACGATGATGGTACTGTTTTGAAGAATACATTCCTTGCTGAGGATGATGGTACTGGTAATCCAACAGTAACCGCAGGATCAGCATTCAACACTGGTGATATTTGTTATAATGTAGACTGGACTCCAGGAACATACCTAGGTTGGATATATGACTCAGGTACTTGGTATAAGTTTGGTCTAAGTGATACTGCACCTATTACATCTAATAGGTTCTCAGGTGTGACTCATTATGGTATTGGTGAAGCACCAGACGCACTTAATAGAATGAGGATCACAGGTAATGTAGCAATTACAGGTGATATAGATGTGACTGGTAAGTATGGATGTGCAGATAAGTATACCCTTGCAACTGGTGTTACTAATAGTAACAACGGTGTCATGTATACAGGTAATGGTGTTGCTACATCATTTGCCATATCTCCTGGACATACAGCATATTCACTCTTAGTATTCCTAAATGGTGTTGCTCAAGTTCCTGGTGTTGATTATACTGTTACTGCAAACTCTGTAGACTTCTCTGTTGGCACTACACCACAGACAGGAGATAACATACAGATACGTGAACTCGTTATATAAAACTAAATAGTATAAAAGGGTAATCATGTCCACCAAGATAATTGGAAATCAGATTGATGCTTCAACTCGTGCCATAATGGAGGCACTACAGTTGACAGAGCAACTCAATCTACCTGCTCTTAACCAATCAGCAGTAACAGCATTGGGCACACCTGCCTATGGTACCATTGTGTATAATAGTACCGAGGACATGGCACAGATCTATAAGCAAGATGCTGCTCAGGGTGTTCCAGGTTGGACGGACGTAGGTGGAGGAGGTCCAAGTGTTGGTGAGAATAGTATAATTAGGACTAACGGCACTACTATTGAAGAGAATTTAACTATAGGTCCAGTTGCTAACGGTGGTGTGGAATTCACCAACGGTTTCTCAGCAGGTCCTATTACTATTGCAAACGGTTATACTGTCACGATTGAAAATAATGCCACGTGGAATATCCTCGGTGGTGATGACATGTTAAACCTTGAGGTTGTAGATATAATAACTGAAGATTTTAGATCAACTGGAATGCACTTCTCAGGTGGTCGTAAAGAGCATTGTAAGTTTTATGCTGAGTATAGTGGTGATGTAACTCATAGTATTAACAATGGTAACACAATATATGTTACAAGAAATGGTGGTGGTAACTGGAGATTAAATCTCACTGATATGGATGAGCACAATGGTGATGGTAGTTTATATCACTTTAGAGTTATTTGTGAGAATGCAGGTGCTAACGGATTACCATCCTCTATAAGTATTCTTGGTGTAAACTGTCCTATTGAATGGTGCACAACCAGAGGAGGTCCAAGTATGGGTAATGACTATGCTATGTGTGACTTCCTTATTATAGATAAGGTACCTAAAAACCAAGATGATAACGAAGAATTTGTAGTCCTAGGACATTATCGAAACTTTAGTTAATTAATTTTTTTATTATGATATTTGGCACCCCTCTCTGGATTAAGAGAATTGATTTTGACAATGATAAGTTAGCAGAAGAGATATATAATTTCTCTAAGACTGAACCTAATCACCCTTACTCCAGTAATGGAGGTTATCAGGGTGATTTGTTTTATAATAGGGATTGGGTAGATCTTATTGCTGCTAATTGTCCATTTAGAGAGGACAAACCATTAAAGGATTTGTGTGTATACTCTTGGTGTAATATAAACCCTAAAGGTGCTAGTAATAAGAGGCATTTACATGCTGATACTAATATATTATTATCAGGAGTATACTATGTGAAGGTGCCTAAATACTCAGGTAGCATAAGATTTTGGGATCCTAGAGGTCCATTAGTCCAAGTGCAAAGAGATCATGAGTATTTTAATGATGGTTTAGATTATCACGAAATCGAACCACAACCAGGGACATTAATATATTTCCCATCATGGTTGGAGCATGACGTGACTGAGAATGAGAGTGATGATGATAGGATATCTATCGCATTCAATTTGTCTGCTGATTTTGAGGGTATGAGTAGTTGCTTAGACATAAGTGAACATAATCCCTTTGCTCAGAATCAAGGACACGGTGGTAAATATCTGATATAAATAATGATAAATAGAAACATACAGGTAGTAGTTTAGTATGGCACAGTTAAACCTGGGAGCTATAAAAGACGTAGGTGGTATTGGAGGGTTTACTTTCACGAGTGGGGGTATCACTGCCAATGGTACTCTTAATGTACAAGACATAGAAATTAGTGGTACATTAGCAGGTTCGTCTGCATATATTCTCCCCAATCCATCAGGTCACACTGATGAATATATCTCAACTAATGGGTCAGCACTCACTTGGGGTACTTTATCATCTGCTTCTGGTGTTAGATCTATGCAGGTCTGGACTGGTAACGGTACATGGTATAAACCATCTGATGTTAAAACCATTATGGTGACTGTAACTGGTGCTGGTGGAGGTGGATCTGGATTCATGGAATCAGGTGGTGCTGGAGGTACAGCACAAAGACAGATAGATGTAACTAACGTATCATCTGTATCTGTTACAGTAGGTAATCCTGGTGGTGGTACTAATTACGCTGGATGTGGTGGTAACGGAAACTCATCGTCATTCGGTGGATACTGTAGTGCTTCAAGAGGAATCGGTGCTAACTGTTCTCAGCAACATGCAGGAGGATATGGTGGTAACGGATCAGGTGGATCACTAAATATTTACGGTGGAGGGGGATCAGGACACGGATCTCATTACACTTATGGTAACCACACATGTGGTAAATCATATTGGGGTGGAGGACAACCTGCATCTCACCAACAGCAAAACTATGCACATAGACACCAATCACATGCTGCCTGGGGATCAGGTGGTAATGGATGTAGAGAAGGTGGACGTGGTGCAAGAGGTCGTGAAGGTGTCGTAGTTGTACATGAATTTTACGGTTAAGACATGTCAAAACTTAAAGTATCAGCACTAAAAGACTTAACTGGAGCACAAGGATTCATGCTTGCTGGTGGTGGTATCACTGCCACAACTACCCTGACATGCTCTAATGTGGTCATTAACGGTGCGATTCGTGGTGGATCAACTTTCGTTGTACCTCCTATGGGTGGTAACGAAGGTAAAGCATTGAGATCCACTGGTTCTGAGTATGTTTGGTCAGGAGTTAGTGCTGGTACTGGTATCAGATCCATGCAAGTATGGACTGGTAATGGCACATGGTATAAACCATCTGATGTAGGTACTATTATTGTTACTGTTGTAGGTGCTGGTGGCGGTGGATCAGGTTATACTGAATCTGGTGGTGCTGGTGGAATGGCAGAAAGGGTAATAGATGTATCAAACGTATCATCTATATCAGTTTCGGTAGGTAATCCAGGTGGAGGATCTAACTATTCTGGATGTGGTGGTGGAGGTAATACTTCATCATTCGGTGGTTATTGCTCTGCGTCTGGAGGATACGGTGCAAACTGTAGACAACAGCATGCTGGAGGAATTGGTGGAAATGGTTCAGGTGGTAACCTGAATGTATATGGTGGTGGAGGTAACGGACATGGATCTCACTGGTCATTCGGTTGCGTCACTGCTGGTATGTCATACATAGGAGGCACACAACCTTCCTCTCATAACCAAGGTAATTACTCTCATAGACACCAATCACACTGTGCATGGGGTGCTGGTGGAAATGGAGCAAAACACGGAGGTCGTGGTGCCAGAGGAAGAGAAGGTATCGTTATCGTTCAGGAGTTCTACGGATGAGTGTTCTTAAAGTTACAGGAGTTACTGACCTCGCTGGTCTAGGTGGTTTCACTCTATCGAGTGGATCTATCACCTGCAACGGGACGCTCAAGGTCAATGACATAAACATAAATGGTACTATTACTGGTAGTTCTAACTTCAATATACCTGATTTCTCAGGTCAGTCAGGACAATTCTTAAGCACCAATGGTACAAACCTCGTCTGGTCAACAGATATATCAGGTGGAGGTAGTGGTGGTGCTGGATTTAGATCCATGCAAGTATGGACTGGTAACGGTACATGGTATAGACCATCTGATGTAAAAAGTATTAGAGTCCAAGTAGTTGGTGCAGGTGGTGGAGGATCAGGTAAATGTGAATCAGGTGGTGCTGGTGGATTCTCTGAAAGAGTTATTGATGTAAGTAATGTATCATCTGTAAGTGTTTCAGTTGGTAACCCAGGTGGTGGTACTAGTTACGCTGGTTGTGGTGGTAACGGTAACGGATCATCTTTTGGTGGATACTGTAGTGCTTCGGCAGGTATTGGTGCCAACTGCTCACAGCAACACGCTGGTGGGTATGGTGGTAATGGATCAGGTGGTAACATGAACGCCTATGGTGGCGGTGGAAATGGTTACGGTAACTGGTCTAAATACGGTAACTATACGTCTGGTGCATCCTATATGGGTGGATCACAACCTGCTAGTCACCAGCAAGAAAATTATTCCCATAGGCATCAATCACATGCTGCTTGGGGATCAGGTGGTAATGGTGCTCGTGAGGGTAACCGAGGTGCTAGAGGTCGAGAAGGTGTAGTAGTAGTTTACGAATACTACGGTTAATAAATAGATTTACAAGGAGATTTAATCAATCATGGCTAAATGGGCAATCGTTTCTAAAGACACAGGTGCATTATCTGATATCTGTGATGAAGCAGACAAATTTGAAATTTATGAAGGTGCTGATGCAACTATGAAGTGGTGTGAAGTGCCTGATGACGCTAACTTTGATAAGCAAATGGTCAATGGTGTGCTAGTAGATCATCATGACAATGAAGATTTACGTGAAGAAGCAGTCGTTGACAGAATTATTGCTTACGGTGACGTAGGTGAACAGTTGGATATGCAGTACAAAGACTCATTAGATGGTGGTACACGTTGGAAAGATCACGTAGCAAACGTGAAAGCAACTGTTGCTGCACCAGCATCTATTCCCCCATTTGTACAAGATCCTAAGAAGATCCAACTAGAAGGAAGAGATCCTTGGGATCCTTGGGTTGACAACTGGGTACCTCCAGGGTAGAATACAAAACAGAACAGATTCGTTATGAAAATTGTTATTGTTGGCGGTGGTACCGCTGGTTGGATGACTGCATCTACGCTGGTCAAAGCATATCCCGATTGGGATATTGTTTTGTACGAAGATGCTAAGACTCCCTCTGTTGGTGTAGGTGAGTCAACCACACAATTTTTTAGACTATGGTGTCACTTCCTTGATCTGAAGGATGAGGATTGGATGGAGGCATGTGATGCAACATATAAAGCAAGTGTAAGATTTCATAATTTTCATAAGAAAGGGGATACCCCTTGGCAGTACCCATTTGGTCCGCCAAGGGGTGATTTATTTGAACCTGCACAGTGGTGGTATTATCAGAAGAAGTATGGATGGAATAATTCTAAGTTTGCTGAAGACTATAGTTATGCAGCAGCATGTGTAACACAGAATAAACTACCATTAACAAATGATTACTGGGATCTACACAAATATACTGGATTCCATTTTGATGCAGTTAAGTTTGGTGAGTGGTTAAGAGATAATTTTGCACTACCTCGTGGTGTTAGACATGTTAAGAGGAAGATAAACCCTAAGAGATTACCTAAAGCAGATCTATATTTTGATTGCACAGGATTCAAATCACTATTAAATGATTCACCTTGGGTGGATATGAGTGACATACTGCCAAATAATAGTGCAGTTGTGACCAGGTTTGCCTATAATAATAAAGAAGAGCAAATGAAACCAGTCACAGATTGTGTTGCTCTTGATAATGGTTGGTGTTGGAATGTACCCACGTGGACTAGAATAGGTAGTGGATATGTATATTGTGATAAGTTCTGCTCAGATCAAGAAGCAATAGATGAGTTTAGAGATTATCTTGCAGATAATATAGAGTCAGATGTAGGAGCATATACTGACAAGATGTTCCGTGTTATTAAATGGACAACAGGTAGAAGAAAGGAGATGTGGAATGGTAATGTAATATCAATTGGATTGTCTGCTGGTTTCCTTGAACCATTAGAATCTAATGGTATACTATCCATACATAATTTCTTATTGATGTTCTTACGTGTGATGGATGGTAGAGATACTGTTACACAACTAATGAGAGATACATTTAATAATAATTGTAATGGTAGTTTCGATGAGTTTGCTATGTTTGTAGCATCACACTTTGCATATACTCAACGTAATGACACACCATATTGGCAGCATATATGTGATAAGCATTATCCTGATGATCATTGCTTCTTTAGATTCCAGAGGAATCTAGGATTACCATCTTCAACATTTGGTGACGCATATAACTGGGGTGATCTATCAAGTGAAGGATCATTCTATGTCCAAGCAGGTCAAGGATGGAATCCATTTAGTGATCTAGTTTATAAAGAACTTGACTACTATGCAGGTGGCACGGTACCAGAGCATGTACCTGATCCTTGGAAGGGTATAGATAAATTACAGTGCCCATACGATTACTATAAGGAGAATCTATATGCGAGTTGAATCTATTTGTATTGTAGGTGGTGGTACATCAGGATGGATGACAGCAGCATTGCTATCTAAGTCACATCCAGACATTGAGATATGTCTAATAGAATCTCCTGATATTAAACCTATAGGTGTAGGTGAATCAACTCTGGCAGATTTTAATAGATTTCTATTAAGATTAGGTCTTAAGGATGAAGACTGGATGACACATTGTAATGCTACATATAAGTCATCAATTAGATTTAAGAATTTTAAAGAAGGAAAGGGTGAGTCATTTCAATATCCTTTTGGAGCATTTGGTCCACCACGTGATGAGACACCATTTCATATTCAGAAATACTTTGAGGCATCATGGGTATATGATTATGATTCAGATGAGTTTGCTAGGTTTGTTAATCCATTAACATATCCAACAGAGCATGGTAAGATAACCAAAGAGATACCTGATTCATATTATAATCCTGATACTGATCTTGCTTATCATCTCAATGCTGATAAGTTTGGTGAGTATTTAAGAGATAATATAGCAGTACCAAATGGTTGTCATCATTTAGTAGGTGAAGTACATAATGTAGTTAAGACACCTGATGGAAATATATCTGCTATCACTACAACAGATGGTCAAGCAATTAGTGCTGATCTATTCATAGATTGCACAGGATTTAGATCACTGCTATTAGAGCAGCACATGGGTGTACCATTTATTCCATTCACAGATCAATTATTCAATGATAGAGCATTAGCAACACATATTGAATATAAGGATAAAGAGACACAGATGGATACTTTCACTGACTGTGTTGCAATGAAGAATGGATGGGTATATAATATTCCCATGTGGAATAATATAGGTACAGGATATGTTTACTCTAGTAAATATATCTCTGATGCTGAGGCAGAGGAGGAGTTTAGAGAGTATCTAGATGACCAAGAATGCCCATTAATGCCTATAAAAATAAAGCATGGTAAGCACAAGGTGGGATGGGTTAATAATGTTGTAGGTATTGGTCTAGCATATGGATTCATAGAACCATTAGAATCAACTGGACTGGTCACTACACATGATAATATTATTTTCTTAGATGATATATTATCTACTCGTGATGGACATGTAGTTAATCAAGATCGTATAGCATATAATTATGCTACTAATAAACTATTAGAATCATATAAGAATTTCGTGGTAAATCATTATACTTTCAGTATGAGAGAAGATACTCCATACTGGAGGGATGCCACTAATAATGTTGAAAGATTCTATAAATTTACTGATAATCCTGATGAGTCATCATTACATGCTATTAGTGATTATAGACGATTATTAGATACATTAGAGACTAAGGTATATGATCCTAGTATGTTAGGTGAAGGGACAATATATATTTCAGCAGGAATGGGATACAAACCATTTACTAGATCTATATTAAATGAGAGAGCAGATGAAGAAAGATTCAAAGAGATTGAACAATATCATAAAGACTATTGCAAAAATAAAGAGCATATGTTAGAGTGGGTTGATACATTACCATCTCATTATCAATATCTAAAGGATAATATCTATGTGGAATCCGTTTAAAAAGAACAAGAAGTGGGTAAGATTCTACTCAGTACAACGAGGTGTGGCAGCATTACAACCTTGGATACCTGCTAAGAAGATAAAAAGAAAGTGGGTAAATGATGCACTAAAGAAATATTATGGTAAGGATAGTGCTTGTCCTGTAATGAAGGTCAAGAAACTATTTAATCATCACACTGCATTACTTAATTATGGTGTAGGTGATGCAGATTATGATGGTTTATTCCAACACGCAGCAACATGTCCAGCATTACATCAATTATTTGAGAGTGGATGGGTACTACAATGTCCAGCAGATTTTGTTATATCACAAGATGGTGAAGCAAAGAATTTCTCTTGGATATCACAAGTATTATTTGATGCAGGTGGTAAATCATTTGTTAAAGCACATGCACCTGAGCAGACAGAGGGTATGTCACACTTAGTTGATCAACAGAGACCAACTAACTCTATGGTAGTTAAATTAGAACTACCTTGGAGGGTGCAAGCACATAAAGATGTGGTATTCTTACAGATACCAGTGCCATATTATGATGAAGATAGGTTTAGTATACCAACAGGTATAGTAGATCCATCCTATTCATATGAAGTCAATCTACAATTATTCTGGCATGCCATTGAAGAGGGTGAGTATCTTGTTAAGGCAGGTACACCACTCGCTCAATGGATTCCTATTCCAAGACAATGGTTGAATAATGATGAGTTTGATGTTATAGTTGAAGATGCTAATGAGGAGGACATTAAGAATAATGAAATCATGGACTATCACAGGTACATGAGTTTCCCTGAGATGACCACACTTAAAGGACGCATCGACAATCAAAAGAAAATTCTTTCCCTAAATAAAAACAAAGAGAGGTTTGAGTAATGCCAGAAGACGTAAGAGAAGTGAATCTTGCTGAGAAAGCAGGATTATCAACTGAACTGCCAAACGAAATTGAAGGTCTTATATCCTTTGACGAATTGGTAATGAACTTTCTACAACAGTATGAAGATACTAAGAGTGAGTATTATAAACTCCAAGAAGCGTTAGATAATATGCACTATACTAGTACTATTACTAAGATATCACTAGAAGATTTGCAGACTAAGAAGGATACACTTAATAAGTTAAGTGGTGCAGTTGAAGCACTAGCATTATTTAAAAAGCATGTTGATCCTAATATAACTGAAAGAGATTTTGTATTTAATAATGATGAAGAACCACAGGGTGCACTCCCTGCTAGTGAAGAGGTAACCGAGGATGCAACTAAGGACTGAGTTATTATTTCCCACACCACTGTGGATATTTGAGGACTGTGATCTAGATAATGATCTAATAGTAGATTTTATCTATGAGGTGCAGAAGGAAGATCCTAAAGGTATGAGTAAATCTAATATCGGTGGATGGCAATCAAATAATTTTGTAGTACCATATATTGATAACACACCATTTAAAGACTTACATAAGCAGATACAATTAAATACATATGCTGCTGCTGATGAGTTTGGATTTAATGATTATACTGTTAGATTAAGTAATCTCTGGGCAAACATTAATAAGTATGGTGATAGTAATGCAGTCCACACGCATTCAGGATCAATGTTTGCTGGTGTATACTATGCAAAGATACCTAACTGCTGTTGTGGTGAATTACAATTCCACAGACCATATGCAGATCAATGTCTCAAAGAATCATGGGGATGCGATGAGAATTTTGATAGGCATGAGCATCAGCATAATTACGTCAATTGGTATGTGCAACCAAAACCTGGTACTATGGTAATATTTCCATCATGGTTAATGCACAGCGTTGATAGAAGTGCTAGTGAGGATGATAGAATATCTCTATCATTTAATATGCACGTATTCTCTGATTATTATCGTGAAGATGAAGTATATCCACAAAAAAGATATAATAGGTCCAACGTACCTCTCTCGCTTAAATAAAATAGTATCGGGACAAAATGGATTTCCTTGGTATTTTATATCAGAGGATATATCATATGATTTCGCTACTGATATGAAATTTGGTGGTGAAGAGATAAGGAATGAAGTGCCTGAGAAGGAGAGATCCATCGGGTTTGTCCATATGTTATTAGATCAGGATGGTGTAGAGAGTCCTTGGTTACCCCATTTCTTACCATTGATAGATGCTATACAAGATTCTCTACCACATGAGGTAGAGTTTTTTAGATTAAGATTAGCATTAATAACAGACATAGGTAAGGAGGGACACCATAACTGTCCACACACTGATAATGAAGAAGATCATTATGCAGCACTATTTTATCTACATGATTCAAATGGTGATACAGTATTCTTTGATCAATATGATGACCCTAACTATGGGACTGTAGATGAGAGATGGTATAAAGGAAGGAACCAAGAATATACTATACATAAGAGAGTAACACCTGAAGCAAATAGTTTATTTGTATTCGATGGACATCAGTTCCATGCTTCAACTAATCCATACGGTAACCATGCGTACCGTGTAACATTAAACATTAATTTTAAATGCGATCATGATATCTTCGCTTCTAACTAAAATATCGACAGCAAAAAACTGGGCAATTGATGATGCACCTGAACTATGGGAAGGTATTGTTGAGGATCCTCATGTATTTGCAACATGGGATGATGTAGAGTATTGTCTCAACAATCCACAATTCTATTCTATTACATTTATTGATAAGCAGATCATACAGTTCTTTGATCTTAAACAGTATGAACGTTGTTGGTCAAATCCATGTGCTGAAGTAAAAGATATAATGCAAGCATGGGAGGAAGGACATAATTTAATTATTAATAATTTCGATCAAGGGTTCCGTAAGAAGCAAGAATTAATACAAGAGTTTGAGAAATATTTTGATGGTAAGACAGCATTTCATATCTATGCAGGTTTAGGTCCATGTCATTCATTCAGAGTGCATGAAGACACAGCAAATAATTTTATAATACAAGTAGAAGGAGAGACACATTGGAAAGTATATAGTAATAGATGTAGTAATCTATTGAAGATACCTAAGCAATTGAAGGATGAGTTTGATTTTGAAGTAAGTAGTGTTGCAGTTGATTCTCTTGAGCATGATGAGAATGTAGGAGAGATGAATTGTGTAATAGATCACGTATTAAAACCAGGTGATATATTATACATTCCAGCACGTTGTTATCATCAAGCGATGCCAACTGGTAAGAGATTGTCTGTTAGTGTACCTATGCAGCATATGTTACCACACTTGAGACCTATTAATAGAAAATGGTATAAACTAAACACTCATGAACTTTCCAATTGAAGTATTTGATACTAAACTAGCATCACAAGAATTATTTGATAAGGTAATGTTCTTACCTTATATGTTCACACGGACAGATGATCCACCAACTCCAGCAAGACCAGAGGTACAATTAGAGAATACATATTGGACACATCAATTATATAATTTCACACCAGTTAGTGATCCTACTTACTTTCAAAATTCAGGACTAGATGCGAGTGAGGATCCACTATACCTAGAATGTCTGGAATATTTGGAAGCAATTTGCCCAAAAATGCCCCCTCGTGACTGGTTATACAGTGCATATATTAATGTGCTTAAGGCAGGTGATACACCTGGTGTGCATGTAGACGCACCATATTGGGTAGAGGATAATAAGACAGTAGTATTATATCTTAACCCTGAATGGAATCCTAACTTTGGTGGTGAGACTGTATTCTATGACCATAGGTTAGAAGCACAACGTATTGTGTCACCTATACCTGGTAGAATAGTAGTATTTGATGGGAGAGTACCCCATTCAGGTAGACCACCAACCAATAGGTATCCGATAAATAGATATATCATGTCCTTTAAGTACATGGAACCAAAAAAGAGACAAAGTTTATTCACCAGTGCTGAGATGGATAACAAACGTGGTATTGCACCACCTAATGATATGGGAGTCGTTGGTTTCGATTCCAAGACAATCGAGAAATTACTGTTGACATGACCAAGAAACTAGATACACTAATAAATAGTTCTGCACAAGACCTAATGGGGAAGGGGTCACAAATGTACATGTCACTCAAAACTGCCATTCTTAATCACGATCAGAAAGAGTTATTAAAGAAGGCACTATTCTTCTATCAAAAAGATGCTTGCGAGCATTATGGAAATGTTCCAGAGAATGATAGGGGACTGATTGAATCAATTATTGATACTTTGCACATGAAACATATTTGATATGAGAGATCCTCAGATAGTTCCTTTATTTTCCAATCCATTATATATTAATAAAATAGATCTGACTGATGCAATGATTCAGCAGGTTATTAATACTCCTTGTAAACATGACAATGGAGGATATAGTAATGGTTGGATGAGTGAAACTCAGTGGTTGGTATCACAACCAGAAATAAGGGCAACAGTTGAGTATCATGTATCAAAATATGTCTACGATGTGTTACAAGTAGACGAGACTAAACATCAATTAGAGCACACAACATCATGGATTAATAAACATAATCCTGGTGATAGTGGGCACGGTCATTCACATAACAACGCACAATTCAGTGGTGTTATGTATTTTCAGATACCATATAATAGTGGTGATATATCATTTTATGTCCCTGCTACTTACCCTACGTGGTGTACTACTACTCTATATCCAGAGGTTAAGGAATACAACACATATAATATGAGGGTATCAAGGATCACACCGCAGGATGGTATGATAATATGCTTCCCATCACATCTAACACATTCTATTAATATTAATAATAGTAATGACGAGAGGTATTCTATGGCATTCAATTACATATTAAGAGGTGAGTATGGTCTCGGATATGACCATCAATTAAAACTATGACCATTCCTATATTCTTAGCGGAGGCAATTCCTTTGGAGATAAGAAACATTCTTAAATCATTGAAGAAAGGTATGAAGGTTAGGTTAAAGGATGGAGATGAGGGTGTTATTAATTTCATAAGTGATCAGTATATTACTGTTACCACACATGAATGGGAGAAGAAAGACACATTGCATGGTGTAGCACAGACAAATGTGCTAGTATATCCTGATGAGTGGGATGATATGTATATTGAAGATGAGCACTTCTATAATAAAAAGAATTACAAGGGTGTTATTAAAGAACATCCAGGCAATGAAGATCTACCCAAGGACATTACATCATGAATATTGAAGAGTTAAGAGGTAAGGTTAAGACAGTATACTCTACTGATGATACTGAGACAGTACTCATACAATATGAGGACAAGGTTACTGCTGGTAATGGTAGACTGGTAGATTTTCCAGAGGGTAAAGGTGAGGTATGTGCTAAGATATCTGAGTGCTTATTTCAATTACTTGAATTGAATGGCATTGCCACTCACTATGTTAATATGCCAACTAAAACAGCAATGGCATGTAGAAGAGTAGATATTATACCAATTGAAGTTGTAGTTAGAAATATAGCAGCAGGTAGTATTGTTAGACAAACTACTATTGAAGAGGGTACAGTATTTGATGCACCATTAGTTGAATTCTATCTTAAGGATGATGCTAAGGATGATCCACTATTAACAGAGGATCGTATAGCATTAATGAAGTTTACTAATATTGGTACTAATCTACCTGTACTCAAGTCATTAGCACGTAATATTAATGCTATACTAATACAGACCTTTAAAGATATAGGTCTCACACTTGTTGATTTTAAATTGGAGTTTGGTTATGATTCTAGACAGAATATACTCGTTGCTGATGAACTATCACCTGATGGAATGCGACTCTGGAAAGAAGGTAAGGCATTTGATAAGGATTTGTTTAGGAAGGGACAAGGTGATATAGTGAAGGCATATAATTATATTTTAAATGAACTATTATCATGAAGATAACTCAAAAGATCATCGATGATCTAACAGTAGCACTAGCACACACTAAGAAGGATGGTACTGAGAATTGGAAAGATGGTGATGAGATAGATGTGTGTCTGGGTGGGACATTTGCTAATGATAAGTTTATATCTTTAATCAATAGGAGTAAAGATAAATGACACATAGTTATACTAATCCATCTGAGAAGCAAGATCTTGCACACTTAGAGGCAGGTGGTGATGGTAAGAAATATGATGAGGATGGTAATGAATTAGATAAACATGGATTTAAGGTACAAGTATATCCTGATGGATTAGAATCTGTTCGCAAATCTGTTGATAATTGTACTAATCTATGTGGGTTAGATAAAAACTTGATGGAGAGACTACTCAAAGGTGAGTGGAAAGAATATAGTACTCTTAACAGTGTGGGTAGACAGTCACAGAAAATTGTGATAGAATATGATATAACTAATAAAAATAAATGAAGGATACCATATTGTATGGTGATTGTCGTGAGACATTATCAGCATTTATCGATAAGGCGAGGATGTGTGTAACGTCACCGCCTTATTATGGTCTTAGGGACTATGGTGGTGAGAAAGATCAAATAGGTCAGGAGCAAACTCCTGAAGAATACATAGATAACTTGGTAAAGGTATTCAGGGAGGTGCGAAATGTGCTCACAGATGATGGAACTTGTTGGGTTAATATTGGCGATAGTTACTATAATTACAGACCTGGAAGGGGACAAGGACTGGCAAAACAGACAGTCTCAAATACTAGACAAGACCTACCAGATGTGTGTCCTCGTAGAGGAAATAGACTCGAAGGACTCAAAGAAAAAGATTTAATTGGTATACCTTGGATGTTAGCATTTGCATTACGTGCTGATGGATGGTATTTAAGACAGGATATAATATGGCATAAACCTAATCCAATGCCTGAGAGTGTGAAGGATAGGTGCACAAAGTCACACGAGTATATATTTTTATTGAGTAAAAGCAAGAAATATTATTATAACAATGACGCTATTAAAGAACCTGCTAGGGATTGGGGCACGAGGGACAGGACAAAAGGTAAGTATCACAATAAAGGGACAGGACTCACACCTCACTCTGGTCTTAGTAAATCATACCCTACTAAGAATAAGAGAAGTGTATGGTCGGTAACTAATAAACCATACAAGGGATCACACTTTGCTACATTCCCTAGAGACCTCATTGTACCATGTATTAGAGCAGGTAGTGAGAGGGGTGATATAGTATTAGATCCCTTTATGGGCAGTGGTACCACTGCAATGGTAGCAAAGGAGTTGGGTAGATACTACCTAGGATGTGAGTTACACAAGGACTATTCTAATTTAATAGAGAAGAGATTGGGACTGTATGCCAGTTTACAAAGTGGTGGCACTGCTGATACAGATGACTCTGATTGATGTATAATAGTACTATAGAATTTTAAAAACGATGAAATTACGTCCCCCATCGCACGACGACATCGCTGCTGATCTCAAACAAATCATTCCACTTGCTCTCACTCGCACATCAGAGAGGATTGCTAAATGTGTTGAAATTGCAGGTGATGGAGAGTTTGCACACTTAGGAGAATGGTTTCAACAAACTGTTGATAGGACTAAGTATGTTGCACCTATCTTCAATGTCCAACTAGGTAGAGTTGCTAAAGAACTAGGTGTGGATTACATTGAAGAGGAGGGCATTGGTTATGATTGTATCGTAGAGAAGCAGAAGGTAGAGAATAAACTATCTCTCGGTACCAAGTCACCTCATGCGTTTGCAACTGGTAACAATCACAGTAAAACTAAGGTTGACCTTGTTTTCTGCACAAAATTAGTGTATAATGACAACAATGGGTTTGATCAAATACATGCAAGTGTAGTTGATTTATCACAGAGGACTCTACCTCTTATCACAAGATGGAGAGATGATCAGAAGAAAGACAAGAAGACTGGTGAAGTAAAGAATAATAATGGATTCTCTACTCTTGAGATATCAAAGCATGATGCACATATTGTGACATGTGTATTTGGTAGCACAAGACCAGCAAAGAAATTCTTATACCCTACATATGTCCCTACCAATCAATAAAACATATCATCTCAACTGCATAGCAGGTATGGAGAAGATGGATCAGGAGAGTGTTGACCTAGTGGTCACCTCTCCACCTTATGATGACTTAAGGACATATAATGATAGCAGTAAATGGGATCAGAATACATTCTATGCAGTTGCAGCACAACTGAATAGGGTGTTAAAACCAGGTGGTGTTATCATGTGGAATGTAAATGATGCTACCATAAATGGTAGTGAGTCTGGGTCATCATTCAGACAAGCATTACATTTCATGGACTTGGGTTTAAGATTACATGATACAATGATATATGAGAAGACTGGCACTGCATTTGCATCTGGTCCGAAGAGTGTGAGATATACTCAACAGTTTGAGTATTGTTTCATACTATCTAAGGGTAAACCTAAGACTATCAATCTATTGTGTGATAAGAAGAATAAGTGGGCAGGTCACCAGTCATGGGGCAATGCACAGACTAGAGCGAAGGATGGATCAATCAAGGATCCTGGTAAGAAGAGTAAAGAGATCAAAGAGTGGGGCGTACGCACTAACATCTGGAGGATAAAGAATAGTGGTGGGTTTGGACAGTCTAGTAAGACTGCATACAAACACCCTGCTACCATGCCTGAAGAGTTAGCACGTGGTCACATACATACGTGGAGCAACGAGGGTGACCTCGTGTTAGATCCCTTTATGGGGTCGGGCACATCTGCCCAAATTTGCCTAGAAATGCTCAGAAATTTTATTGGTTTTGAGATCGATGATACATACTATCAAATGTGTGTTGATAGAGTCAAACCTTATCAAGACAATCTTCTCACCAGACTACAATCAGATTAAATGCTTAGACAGAAAGTGTGGGTAACACCCATCAGTGAGCAATCTAAACTCACCTATGTACAGTATCTTAACTCTAAGAATATTGTCAAACTGGAGCATAAGAGACAAGATAAACTATTCTTGTCATCACTAGACAATCCAGACTTCTGGTTCTGGATCAATACTGAAAACGATACCAATTGGGAGTATAAGATCATTGACTAATTCTAATATAAATGTGACAGAGACAGAGCATCCAGCAGCGATGCACCAACAAGATGTCAACGCATGTATACATCACATCAGAGATGCAGTGGTAGATTATGTTGAGTCTGAAGTGCTAACTCCTGGAGAATTTGTAAGTTGTGTCAGGACAGCATTACAAGATAGCATAAATTACCATTCTAATAGGGCAGAATTGCTCAAAAATGCCCATGAATTGTTAACAAATAACATCACAAATAAGGAGTTTGTTAGTAAACAATTATGACACAAGAAGCAGATGAAGCAGCACGTGCACTGCGTAAATTACAGGAGTTAACTAATAAATATTCAAACCTAGAAATGGATGGAGATGAACTCAAACAGTCAATATCTGAGAGGATAAATGCTACTGAAGAGTTGAAAGATATCATTGCTAAAGCAACACAAGCGAAGAAAGATCGTGAAGCACGTTATAACAAATGAAACCAGGTGAGTATAAAATTATAGATGATTATTTCCCTGATTGGATGGTACAACAGGTAAGAGATTACATGTGTATGATGCCAGTTAGATGGGATAATACTTCTGATTATACTATCAAGAAAGGCAAGCGATTCATGGGTAATATGTTACTCATCGAAGACAATTGGCAATTAAAAGAATCTCCACATTGGTTTATTTTTTATTTAATAGACGCAATTAAGCACGATATATGTAAAGAATTAAATATATCTAACACGTATAGATGTTTACATAACGGACAATTTCCTCTGGAAAGTATGAACGGAATGAATCATCGTGACTCTGATGATGATAATTATATGACTGTAATTTACATGGGTTATGGTAACTCAGGTGACACAGTTATTGTTGATGATGATAACAATGATATTGAAAGAATATCATTTAAGGAAGGACGGTTAGTATTATTTAATTCCAATACTTTGCATCGTGGTGAATGTCCAACCGAGGGATATCGTTGTAGTTGGGGATTAGTTTTCCCTACATTTGATCCAACTGGTGTTAAATTAACAAACTCAATGTTAGACCCTAATAATAAAGATTGGGCATGGTATAATAGTAAAGAACAACCCATTAATTAACGTATAAAATGACAGAAACTAAGCACCCACTAAGTGATACTTTAGAGGATAAGATTACGAATGAAACTTATGGTTTGTTCCCAACTCCTATCAGTAAGTTCTCACTTAGTAATCACACAGATCTTAAAACTCAAATCCTAAATTGGATGGGTGATGAAGATATATTGAAGAAATCAGGTCGTGAAAGTATAACTCACAACGTGGTACAAATTGGTGAAACTAATAAACTATTGACAGATTTGCCTGATGTTGCTGATGCTTTCAAAACTGCAATTGCACAGCATAATGATAACTCAATGCACTATAATACTGATCTAAGAGTTAATGAGTCATATTTAGAGTTATCAAATAAGGATGCCATTTATGCACCTCACGAAGTTAGTAACTGTTTGTACCATAGTATATACTTAGTTAACTACAATCCTGAAGCACATAGTTATATTAAATGGAGGAAGAATGTAGGGTCTAATCATTATCCAATAATGCAACTCAATTCTAAACAATTAACACAGTATAATATGACTGAAGCAACATTTAAAATGGCAGAAGGAGATATTATAACTTTCCCTAGCAATTTAACGTTTGGTTATGATAGTAACCCAAGCAATGAGTTAATAACACTTAGTGCAAATATTGTACCTGGATAACTAACATGAATTATGAAGAAGATCACCCCGATCATGTCAATGATTTATGGGAAGATATGGACAGGTTAAATGCACTTTATGAAGAGTTATTATGGCATCATAAAGATAAATTAGAGTTTATCCCTGATTATGAACAAAACGTCATTATTATTAGAAATGTGAGTATGAATGGACCTCAATCTTAAGCAATTAAAATATTTAAGAGGTGTATTATCCATCGCTAGGATGTATAAACCGTATGAGGACAGACAGGACGCTAATTTGTGCCCTAAAGGTAGTCTGTACAACGATGATATGGAGGATTTGTTTATACAAATAGAAGCAGAGATCCAAAGACGATTTCCAAACTGTCCACCTTGGTCACCATTTGGGTCATTTTCGACTATAATTAAAGAGTCAAACAAACTCAACGCAAAAATGGCATCTAACCAACTCACTCAAGACGACTGGAACTTGATTCAAGCAGTCTTCGCAAGTGCAGCAGCATTGGACATTGACACAAAACTTGATGATGACGGTGATTTCACTGTTGAACAATTCTCAAATGTGTGGGACAAAGTTATCAATCAAGGAGTTTAATCAATGTTTACAATCAACGGCAAAGATTACACTCACAATGAGTTAAATAAGATGTGGGATTTCTTCACTGAAGATCAATGGGATTCTATCCTAAGTGACATTAAAGATCCACAAATTATTGACACTATTCAACAATTATGGAGATCTAGTTACTAATGTCAACTCTACATCATGAATCAATTCTTGAAACAATCTATGATGAATTCATGGATGAAATAACACAAACTGGTAACATTGCAATGTATACAGACAGTGAAATTGAATCCATTGTTTATCAACGATTTGAGGATTTATGTCAGTAAGTAACACTCACAACATGAATCTATTCATCAATAGATCAATCAATCCAAAGGGATATTATTATCTACCTAGTGATAATATCCCTCATTTTTATGTACATAAGTATGCTACATATAATGATATGATTGATAGTTTAGCATCCTATATTAATGGTTATTAATTATGACTTTAAGCAAACAAGTTGAAGAAAGTTTAATAGAAGCACAACAAGATTTACGCAATGCGTTATCATTTAGTGCAAGAACTGAAGCATCCTATGTATCAAAACATATTGCAGATATGCTGCATAATATTGATAATTTAATACACGTAACTGACCTATTATCTGATCTCGAAAATGGCATTACAAATAACAAATAGTCAAAGAGATAATGATGAACTCAAATACTATGAGGACATCTATCACACTGACGATAGTGTTAATGTTAATGGTAAACAATTACCATCATTTACTATAGTTGAGAATACTTATTATAGTGGTGAAACTGATGATGAATACAGGGTTAATGCACGTATTGCATGTCAATTAGGCAATGCAGAAGGCATGAAAAGGTTTATATCTGCAACAGATAAAGTGCTCAACCCGATGATATTTAATGGCAATACTTTATGGACTTATGAAAGAATAGCAGCATTCCCTACTGTTGCTAGTTGTAAAGAATACATAGAGAATTATATAAATGAAGATGTAACAAAACAGATCTTCAATAAACAATATGAATTAGTAGACAGTTGACAAACTGGACTTTTTTGTTGCATATTGTAACGATTTAGTCAAAAATGACCACTTGTCAAGTTATAATGAACATGCGAAACGATCCCACCCGCAGTAACTGACTTAATTGCTCATCTGACGGTTATTGGGTTTCGTTTCGCTCACCCCTTACAACTGGTCATTTATGCCAACTGCAACACCTCGCAAGTCAACCTCTACAACACCACGTAAGAGAAGGACACGCAAGGCAACTGCCCCTAAAGCAGTCAAGACAGTACCAACCATCAAAGAGGTAAAGCAAATGACAGTTGAAACACCAGTGAGACCAACCCCACTCCTCAAATTTGAAGACTATCAAAAGGACTTCAATATTAGACTTGAGATCCACAATTACGAGATCAAAGAGTTAATTAAGGACATAAAGTGGGTTTACGAGCAAACAAAACCACTCGTAAAGCAAGGTTATGACTACGTTGTTTCATCTTACAATCGAGCATTTGTCTCTGAGTGACACTCTACAAACTGTCCACAAAGCACCCCAAAGGGTGCTTTTTTCATGTATATTAATAGAGTAGTTACAAATTACTGCCTTTGATTACTTTAAGACCTCATCAATCTGCTGCATTAAATGTTATGCAGTCTGAGAATGTTGGGCAAATAATAGTACCTACTGGTGGTGGCAAAACTATGATTATGATCAAAGATTGCATTGACAATCTTGATAACAATGTCACAGTAATTGTAGCACCTCGTATACTATTAGCACAACAATTATGTGATGATTTTATACATCAATTAGGTGACAAAATATCACCTAATCTAAATGTATTTCATGCACATAGTGGAAGGACTAAGCACCTTAGTTCTACCAAACCAGAAGAGATTAAGCACTGGATTGATAACACTCCAGGTGATAAATTACTCTTCACAACTTATCATTCTCTATCAAGAGTTGTAGACAGTAATATAACAATTGATACAATATATTTTGATGAAGCACACAACGGCACTGCAAGGACTTTCTTTAAAAGTGTTAGTGCATGTAGTCAAATTGCATCACGTTGTTATTACTTTACTGCTACACCTAAAATATCATATAAGCATGATAGAGGCATGAATAATGTATCAATTTGGGGTAGAATCTTAATTGATGTTGATGCACGTGATCTTATTAAATGTGGATCAATTATACCACCTAACGTGCAATCATTCCCAGTTGATACACATTTTACAAAAGAAAATGCTTATGTGCATCATTCATTAACTGTTGAATCTTTCATCAAAAGTATTAACAACTATGATGGTGCTAAAGTGTTAGTTAGTGTCCCATCTTCACGCATACTTAATAACATGCTAGGGCACACAACATTACTCAAATCTCTTGAAGATCAGGGGTTTGATGTATTACATATTACCTCTAAGTTTGGTGCTTATGTTAACAAAACTAAAGTCAATCGCACGACGTTCTTTAACACTCTCAAAGAGTGGGGATATCAAACAGAGAGGAAATTTGTTATCTTTCATTATAGTATTTTATCAGAAGGTATCAACGTTAGTGGACTATCTCATACGTTATTGCTGCGAAATCTTAACATCGTGGAGATGGCACAGACTATCGGTAGAGTTATTAGGTTACACAAAGAAGATGCCGAAAGTATTAATCAAGGCACTATTCCTGCTGGGGTTCTTAGTTTGTATCGCAAATCCTCTGGCAATTGTGTTATTCCTACTCACAAGAATTACGGCACGAAGACTGTTAACCGTATTCAAAGAGTCGTAAATGATATTTTTACAGAAGGACACCACACAACCGCATATTGCTAGGACAGTACGCAAAGTGTCCACTTTTCCGCACACTCTCCGCAATATGCCCTATAATGAGTGTATCGGAGGCAAAACCACCGATTTTCAACCCTTACAACACTTCAAACATGCGTAAAATCGAAGCACAAATGAATTCTGCCATCAGAAACAGATCAAACTTTTCTAAGGCAAATACTCAAGTGACTTGGAATGACCGCACTGCCAATGTTTACCTACATGGCAACCTAATTGCAAGAGTAGGTGACACATTTGTGCAGATACTAGATGGAGGATGGCAGTCAGTGACTACCAAATCTCGTCTAAATGCTTTACTTAGTGAGGTGACATGTGATGGGGGAGTATTTCAAAAGGACTTCACTTGGTACTACAATTCTTCTAAGGTTGGTACCGTCCCATTCTTCTCAGGAATGGAAGCAGTCTAACTAAATGTTAAATAGTCCGAAATGACTCTAAACTAAATGTTGTTTACTCTCTTCTAATCATGTCTCAGTCAGTATCATTTAATTTTCTTGTTGAATCACTCTCACGTGCACAAACTGGAAACGAATTGATCGCACTAATTGACAACTACCTAGCACAACGCTAGTTCACACTTATGGGGCATTTATTGCCCCTTTTTCTTTACATTATGACCATGCTAGAATCACTCACTGATTTACTCTACAACTGGTGTAAATCCAACGAATTAGAATACCTTAGTGCGGATGATTTGCTTGTTACCAGTTATAATGAATTAACAGAAGTTCAACGCAACTGGTTAACAGATTATATCGCAATTTGGGATCTAGTTGAGAACAATAGTCATGATATTACTACCAATAAACTAGAAACATTCATTCCAGGATTTCATGACTAAATCTAAACTTCCAAAGAAATTAGCATTGCTACTTGATGCTTATGATGCGGGACAATTGCCCGAAGATTTACAAGTAGAGATGGCACAGTTCTTAATAGATTGTGACCTACACAATGAGTTGACTCAGTATCAACAATTGTGTGATTATTTCATTGCCGAAGGGTTATGTTATGAGGTAGCATTTAGTGAGGTAGATGATAATGAATAAAGTTAATCGTTACACTAGAGCAGGAAAGAATGGCAAACAAATTGTGTGCCCTGATTGTAAATCAACGCATACAGTTTACCATTTTTCGTTCTATGCCCTTGGTTGCCAATCTTGTCACTCAATAGTACCTAAGTATGAATGGGGAGTTGTTACTTAATGGAAGTAATTATCACTCCTGATTTAGAACCACTTTACGTTAATCACTCTAAGGAAACTAACACAATGCCTAAGTTAAATCCTCGCCCAGTGTATACAAAGACTGCAAATCCTAATGCCACTAATAGTGAATTAGATGCAAAGGTTGTTATTAAACATAACAACAAGTATCCAAGATTAACTAACACTGAATGGGATACAATTTTCTCACTAATTGACAACAAATACGTCACAATTAGAGAGAAACTATCATCATACAAGGCAGAAGATGAGATTGTCAATAGACTTTGTGACACTAATATTAGTGCCTACGATCACATCCCAACTCGCTATTAATACCCTATAATAGTAACAACAACAACCCCCAATCTTTCACATGTTTAAATCTAATTTCTTTGGTCGAATCTTCTGGATAGATGATAACAATGATTTCAAATCATGCCCCTTAAATGTTGATAATACAGGTGATTTTGATCATGAAGATTATGTAACAGAGTGGACAGATTGGGAGGGAGTTAGTTATAAGGAAATATTCAATATTCATCATGCGTGTATCATTAATAAGGTAAATCATGCCAACTCATTATCACTCAACGACTTCGCATTTACCCATGCTAATTAAAACAAATCCAAACACAATTTCCCTCAATTCTGATACATTGCTCAAAATCTACCAATCAGTTACTAACAACAAACCAATTGCACAAAGTGTGTACAATCCCCCAAGATCACGCAAGTTAAATATACTTTCAGATTAAACACTAATTAACAACAACTGTTTTTCCTTAAATGACACAACCTAGACAAGATTTGATCTCTGCTGTTAAAGAACATCACTTTCGCAAAGATTTTGCTTATGACGCAAAAGTGATAGAGAAAAATGTAAACAAACTCAAAGATTACATCCTCAATTCTTATCAACGAGCAGGACACGATTTGCCCTACAATGTTGAAATTAAACTAGGAAGAAAGTATTGGAAAGTTATTACTGACAATTCTGTACATTGCTTCGTAGATAAACTATTAGGGCATGTATATAAACCAGCAAGTTGGAACAAACCAGCAGATATTGCACGATACAATTTATTAACTGATCCGCAAACTTGCTTTACTAAATGTGATTGGGCAGGAGGATACTTATACCTAAGATAATAACAACAATTACGACCTAATCATCACTACTAATTGATAACAATGAATCCACAGATTTTCAACAGTTTTCCACACTTTGCGGAGAGATTGTGGAAAAGTAGTGTATATTTTAAATGGTTAAATAAATGTAGTAGAGTGTTATTTAAACCCCCATAAATAGCGTAACAAAGTGTTGTCTTAGAGCGTAATCTATCGACGGATTTTTGTCAACAATTGCTAAGAATTGCCACAATCTCGTTATAACCCTTGACAACGCAATCGATCTCGGTTATTATTACATTGTAAGCAAATTACCAATGGGAAGGACATACAAACGTAATGACCCCTATTCATCACATAGGGCGAAAAGTTTGAGAGAAAAGCGTAAACAATCCAAGACAAAGTATCGCAGGGAAAGTGATAACAATTCCACAGACTATGTGGAAAAGTATAAACAATCCCGCAACGATTTGCCCCCTACTGCCTAACACAAACTTGCCCCTAATTGCCATGACCAAAGTAACAACCATTCAGACAATTCCCCCAGTAGATGTAAAGATCTGGGAAACACGTAGGAAATACTTTTGGGCGTATAATTACGATGGATGTAATAAGAATGGACCGTTTAAAAGCGAGAAGTTAGCATTACTCGACGCAACGCAATTTAGCAGCGATTCTTAACACATAGGCACACACAGTTGTTAACACATAAGGGGGTGCATATTACCCCCACTAATTAACACAAACCGTATACCCACTAATTAACAACAACTGTGTGGGGACTAATTAACACAAATAGCATGTAATCGCACCAGGCATTATTAACAACAACCGTATAGGCACTATGTGTATATGAGCATATGTAAATATGCAGTAATTAATAACACTTAAGACAGTTATTAAGTTTTTCGATATTGTTAACCTACAAAAGTATAGGATCGATATCAAAATATTTTTTCCATATAAAAATTTTCCCAGTATATTTTTTCGTGTCAGAGTTTAATCAAAATCCCTTGGAGATCGCCCAAGAAAAATTAGAAGAGGAATACAAAGACCTCATAGGTCTCCCTTGGGTTGGTAGGAGATATCCAGGTTGTTATGGAATTATACAGAAGTATGCTCAGACACGCCTTGGAAGGGATCTGAAGGACTTCTCAGGACTGTATACATCCTTTAAGGATGAAGCAGTGGCAGAGGAGAATGGTCTCTGGATAAGCAGACCAGAATGGGGAGAGGATTGGGATATGTCTATATTACAAAAACATGATCTCCTATTGTTTAAGATATACACCGAGGCACTGGGTGGTGCCTACTCCGAGAAGGCGGGAAGGGCACCCAATCACGGTGGAGTTTACTTAGGGGACGGATGGATGATTCATCAGTTGTGGCAAACTGACAGTTGTATTGTGAGACTAGATGAGCACTATCGCAAATGCTGTGTAGGTATAGTGAGAGAAAATGCTACATAAAGCAGATATACAAGTTAAGTATGATATGAAACGGTTTACTCTCAGAATCGAAGAAGATGACTTCGGTGAAAATTATATACACATTCCTGATGATGTTATGCGAGAATGTGGATGGGATATAGGGACTGTGTTAGAATACGAAGAAGAGACTGATGGGTCTGTCATATTGCATAAAGTAGACGAATGAGATATAATCAAATAATGCTAACCATACTGGTTATATGTAATATCATTAACCTTATAAAAAATTAGCGTCTAAAAAAATGGCGAATTCATATTATGGAGACACCTCAGTTTAACTCTGACGAAGAATTCTTTGCTTGGACATTTCAAAAAATTAGCGAAGCGATCACTAACCTAACCAAAAGATTAGAGCAGGTAGAAGGGGGATTACAAAAAATCCCTCCCCCAGGTGCTGATATGATCAAGTATAAACCTCCTGGTAGTCCGACGTATCTAAATCTTAAAGAGTTACTCGATACGGTGTTTGCTCAGATGAATCATGTGGAAAACAGACTAAATAAGATAGAAGAAAAACTTAGTGAGTAATGCCAGCCTATATTCAGGAAACTGGTAGGAGCTTTCCTAATCCTATTAAGGGTGGCGGTTTCAATCAGGATTTTAAAAGACCTTCATCTGGTAACTACAGGACATCAGGAGACTATCCTGGTGTAGGTACTGGTATGGCGTACAGTATCACCTTTGAAGATGGTGGTCCTGGTTCATTACCTATGGGTAAAGATGTAGTGCATTACATTGGTGATGAAGAGCCTACTAATGTAAATGCTGCTGGAAACGAAAGAGTAGGTATATTCAGATTTTATAGGGGATCCAAAGACGACCACAAGTATAGTCGTGATCCTCAGTTAATGAGACGTGACTTCGGTTGCGAGAATGAAAGTTGGCAACGTGCTGCTTCTGGGTATAATCCTGAACCTAGGAGTGGTAAACCTGTGTTCTATATTATGATAGGACAGGTTACTAATTCTGTGCCATTAAAGGCATTTTATTCCCATTGGCCCGATGATACACAGTTATGTGTTGGTACAAATGTCCCTACTGGGTTAAATGGAGTAGGATGTGGAAGAAATTTATATAAAGAAGTAGATACTCTAGGATATGTTTTCACTTCAGAGGCAGATGCACAGGCATATTGCTCTCCTGGTGAGGTACCAGCACCCATCTATGAGTATTTGCACCCCGACCCAGACCATTTTTATACTATAGACCCTGCTAGTGAGGTAAACCTCGCTGACAATAGTCCTATACCTCCTAAAGAGAGACTAAAAGGGGAATATTCTTACCTAGGAATCCTAGGATGGGGTTTTAAGACACGTGCTTTAGACAGTCCAACCGATCTCATCCTTGATATTGGTAAGATTGGACCTACTGGACAGAGTATTAACAAGTCTGGGTGGTATGATTACACAGATGACGACCAATACTCCTATGGAGAGTCTGGATGGGGAACAGGTGGATGGTCTGAATTCATGTATCGACAGATGCGTGACTCAAATGGTAATAATGTTGAAGGTCCACCTAATGTTAATGGTTGGGGATGGCCTGATAACGTAGATATATTAGATAACGAAGCACTATTCGAGTGGTCATACGGTCTGAGTGGTGCCGTAAAGGGTGCTGTACCACGTTTCCTTGGATTCGAGGATATGTATGACTCTCAGTTTGTATTTTACCTATATGATACGACTTATCCTTGGAATGGTCCGATCTTCTCCTCACAATATATTCTAAGTAACGCTAAGTGTTGTCCTAATACTACTGACGCTGAAGGATGTCCACAATGTGCTCCTGTATGGACATATCATAGTCATTACTATGAGATCAACTCTGATGTATGGAATACTACTAAAACTAAACTATCACTGCATGATGCTAGTAGTGCTGGTGTAAATGAATCATTCTGGACTGTAGATACTGATACTCCTATTATCTTCTTCCGTTACTTAACAAGGACTGGTGATTTTGGTCCAGGTGAGAAGATTAATGGTTGGGATATAGTATCCGTGTATTATTTTGGTGATGAGCTCAAGTGCGGAATAATGGAGCTCACTTGGGATAATAGTAGAGATAATGATTGGTATGTCAACCCTGCTTGCATAGCCTGGCGGTTAACTACCGTAGGTGCTGTGGAGATATCTACATCACTTGCGGAGAAAGGATCATGGGTACACATAGGTGCACCTAATAATCCCGCAGTGCCGTGGTCACAGTTGATGAAGGATTACAGCATATACCCAGTTAAACCCGCAGATGACGCAGTAGATCCTCATATAGGCACATGGCAGATACACACTGCGACAGTTACTATACCTAGTAACGGAGACTACTCTATAGCAGTAGAGTCTGATAACTACGGATACCTTAAGATCACTGACTCTAGTAGCAATGTCCTTATAGATCAGGAGATCACTTACGCTAGTGGCATGGGTACACAGATATTCCCCATGACACTTGCAGCAGGTAATTACACTATAGAGACTAGAGTTAAGAATATTGAAAGGACTGTAGATCCCGCACCGTTTACATATCAGGAGGAATTTACTTCAGGTGGTGATCAGGGTAGAGCACAGATACTAGCGGGATATGGTATACCTAATAAGTCTGCATTCTGCGGGACATATGAATTCCCTAAGAAGATATCATATTGGAAGGTAGAGATAGATCCTAAAGCACTCATTCCAAAGCGTACTATGGATGAGGCAAAACTAGAAGCAATAGTAGGAGATGACGGAGAGATTAAATCAGTTGTTATTATTAATGGTGGTAGAGGGTACGTAAACCCAATCATACAGGTTATGGATCCGCAAGGATTAGATGACTTCTCCCCTAATGATACATCTGATTTCATGGCAGATAAGTTAGGAATGGATCCTGATGCAGAGAAAGCAATAGCAGACCCTGATAAGGAAGATACCTCTCTGCAAACACAGGATATGAATACTCATACAAGAGTGTGGAAGTCCTCTACGGAATCGGTTGATGCAGAAGATAAGAATAAGGATGTATACAGACTGAAGAGAGCAGAGGTTGAGATATCACTCTTAGATGAGATGGGTATCATTAGAGCAGTGCGGGTTGTAGACCCAGGTGCAGGATATAGTCAGGCAAATAATGTCATGGTGCATGTAGTTGATCCTGAGCAGATTGAATATGAGGGTGTGCGTGATAAGGACGGTAACTTCCAAGCTGGTGGTAAGGAGATGGAAGCCGCTGCGGAGAGTATGGATAAGGCATGGGATCACACCTTTGAGAAGAGGGATGTAGTGTATGGTGTGAGAGATGAGGCAACTATGGATGATTATTCTATGGAGCCTTTATCCTCAAATATGGATCCTATGACTAGGGAGATGGTTAAAGAGTCTATGAGTCATTCATCTGATATGCCTACCAATAATGCTACTCAGGTTTCTGTAACAGTGCCAGATAGTTACATAAGAGCAGCAGGTGATGGTTTAGATGATGATGTAACTAAACTATGCTTTAATCTACCAGCAGAATGTGTTGAGGTTAATGGTGTTGCTAATATGAAAGCAGGTATGCCAGATGCAGAGCAGTTTGAATATGTTGCTGCAAATGAGTCTGGTGTACAGGAGTTTCAAGATGGTGCAATGGGATACGCACTAGCTGCTGTAGATCAAGCAGATACCTTCGGTAATAACATGTCCCATCTATATGGTCCTTTCGGACAGGATCAGTGTATTAGTATGGTACAACCTAGGTTGTATAATATTACACGGTGGTTTGATATGCCGTGTGCATACTTGGATACTAATGAAGACGGAGAGCGTAAAGCATTCGGATGGTTACCATACAAGTATTGTGCTTCTAAAGAGAAGGAGGCAACATTTAGAGTATCAATGGAAATTGAAGGATATGTTGGTGGTAGTCAAGGACCAGCATTCATGGATTTCCTTAGAGATATGCCAGTCCCCTTCCTACAGCAGAAGAGACCTATAACTACTAATGCTGGTGAGAAGACTTGGAAATGTAAGCGGAGTAGTATAGATGGCAGATGTTACCGTGACCCTCAAGACCCTGGTAACATGGTCTTTGTACCTGTGGGTCTTGATGAAAACACTTATGATTACAACAGGTCTAACTATACTGAGTTAGAGCAATTGCAGATGTGGGCTGGTGATAATATCAGTAGTAGTGCAGCAGTGCAGACATGGTTAGGACACCCTACGGCAGGAGATCCAGCAGGTACTCCGCATTCTGTAGATTATACTGCATTAACCGTAGCAAGTTGTAATAGTGGTGTACCACCTAATGAATGTTGGGATAGTTACGTTAGAGGAGTTAACGCATCAGACGGACCTCTTACTGTGTATAGTGGGTATGATGCTAATGGTAATGGTCAATCAGGAAGCACGTATTGTAATACTTCTGAACTATTTGATGCCTGTGTAGCACTAGATAAATGTATGGATGCTTCTATTGCTATTAATCCTCAACGTATGACTGGATCTGGTGCAAACGCTAGAATGCTTATGGGTGCTTATAATGGCATCATGGCAGTTAGAAACTATCTGTCTGGTGGAGTCATAGCATTAGGAAGAGGATTAAGGAATTATGGTAACCCATTCTTTGATGAGTGTAGTGAGGACAATTCTTGGACTGACGGTGAGACACTTAATGATATAGTTTTTCCTAAGAGGTTATAATGGCATTTGGTGCACTATTACCAGTATCATCTCTAAATGGACTACCTTGTAGTGGTCATGGATTGTGTATACCATCCACTATTCACTCTGTACAAGCGTGTGGCACCCCTCCAATCCCCTACAGCATAGTCATTAAGGAATATACCTGTTGGTGGCCTCCTCAACCTTTAATTCCTATATTCCCTGTTACTCCTTATAGGGCAACTGTGCAGGTAAATCGTATTCCTATTATGTTACATGGGGATACTTTCACTCCACATATAGCGGTATGTACTAATATTGTTGTATACATGTGTCCTTGTGGTAAAGCGATGTGTCCAACCCCTACTCCAATCCCTTGTAGCACCCTTACAATTGAAGATGGAGGTGGTGTAGGACATACTAGGATCCTTATGGCAACAACTTTAACAGTATTTGCTCTGAAATTACCAATTGCACGTATCTTAGACCCTCTAGGAGTTGGATTTTCAGGATTTAGTTACCCTTGTTCATCTGTAGTTGCGTGGGGGCATGCAACTGTGCTATCATCATAGTAGTTAACTAACCAAAAATGGCATTATACTCTGGAAATACCACTTATGTCGCTCCTCCAGCGAAGAAAACAAGGCAAGGATCGTCAAAAAATACAAAAATAAGTGCTACTTCACGTAATGGAGCAAAGAAAAGGTATAGAGGTCAAGGAAAATAGTCGGGAAACCCTATAAATAAAACATAATAGGGTCGAATTAATGGGATACCCAGAAAGACCTGTCGATATGTCCGATTCCTTTAAGGAAAACGGTTGGGAATATTGTAAATACTTAATTACTGACCCAAGATGTGATAAATATCTTAGTAAAAGTAAGGAAGTATGCCCTCCTACAGGTTCAGATCTGAAAAATACGTCAGCAGAGGATTCAAAGACTTAGCAGTCTCTTTCAAAGCGAATCCTAATACTGGCGATTTTGGTGTGGTTAAGAATGAGAATGCTATAAAGCAGTCTGTTCGTAACCTCATTTTAACTATGTTCGGAGAAAGACCTTTTCAACCCAGTATTGGGTCTAGGGTTAAGGCACTTTTATTTGAACCATGGGATCCATTTTCAGTAGATACCATAAAAAGTGAGATATTTAACTGTATCAAACGACTAGAACCACGTGTTGTATGCACTGGAGTCGGTCTTAGAGATGAAAATGATATAAATTCAGTCCATATTTCGATAGATTACACTATTGTTGGTCAGCAAGAAGTGCAAAATGTCGATTTTCTCCTAGAAAAGGCATAAAATGGCAGCCATTCCATCACAGTTAACGTCGTTAGACTTCTTTGAGATCAAAGAATCGATCAGATCGTACCTCAGAACTCGAAAAGAGTTTACTGATTACGATTTTGAGGGTAGTTCTGCATCATATTTGATCGATATTCTAGCATATAACACATATTACACAGCATTTAACGCTAACATGGCGTTAAACGAAGCATTTCTAGAGACTGCAACGGTCAGAGATAACATTGTAAGGATCGCAAAGCAGTTAAATTACACTCCAAGATCAATAAAAGCACCTAGAGCATGTATTAAACTCCTTGCACAGACTAGTATTGGTCTAGATGGTACTAGTTTTCCAGAGTTTTGCACCTTAAAGAAGGGTGATGTCTTTGTTGCAGACAATGATTTCGACTCTTATACCTTTGCATTGACTCAAGACATCCAAGTGCCTGTAGATAGTGGCACAGGATTAGCAACTTTTGATAATGTTTTAGTATATCAAGGCAATTTACTCACTTATAACTACACAGTTGACTATACAACACGTCAGGACTACATTATTCCTGATGAAAATGTAGATACAGGACTTTTGACTGTAGATATATCTCCAACTGAGCAATCTTCAGAGACAGATACCTATAGTCCTGCTGCAAATGTTACAAATGCTGATGGAACTTCCAGAATTTACTATTTGGAAGAGACTGATGACATGAGATACCGTCTTGTTTTCGGAGATGGATCAATTGGACGTAAATTAATCGATGGTGAGTACATTAGAATCTCATATGTGTCTACAGATGGGGTTGAAGCTAACGGTGCAAAGGGATTTAACTTCATTGGCACTGTCCAAGACAGTGATTTACGTGTTGTAAGTCCAAATTCCATTAGTTTGACTACTAAAGACGCTGCTCAAGACGGTGAAAATCGTGAAACATCACTTTCAGTCAAGTTTAGAGCACCTAGAGCGTATGCAACCCAAAATAGGGCAGTTACAGAGAACGATTTTGAGCATATTGTCTCTGAAATCTATCCTCAAGCAGCATCAGTGACTGCATTTGGTGGAGAGAAGCTAAATCCACCGATTTATGGAAAAGTTTACGTTGCAATTAGACCAAAAACGGGAAATAAGCTAAATGCAACAACAAAACAGAAGATTAAGAAGGATTTATTGAAGTATTCTATTGCTTCTATCGAGCCAGTCATCATTGACCCAACTATTTTCTACGTTATTCCTAAATCTTACGTTTATTACAACGGAAATGACACCAGTTTGACTGGAGCACAACTTGGAACTAAGATTTTACAAGGAATTGACGCATTTAACAAAAATGGTCAAACAAATAGGTTTGGAAACCGTTTAGACGGATCTAAATTCGGTGCAATGGTAGATAATGCCGATCCTTCGATTTCTGGTAATGTAACCCAGATGACTTTGGGTCAAAATATCGATCAATTTGCTTTTGGGCAAGTTTTCACCCAATGTTTAGATTTTGGTAACCCACTTTACGATCCATCTGGTTATTCTGGCACTCCAGACGATGATACTGATGGAACTGGTGGAAAATGTAAGCCTTCCTTCTCTGTAGTCAAATCTGGCACATTTTATGCCACTGGTTACACAGAAGATCTTGTAAATCTTACTTTAAGTGATGGTTCGACTTCAGCACAGGTTGCAACCCCTGGAATTAGCACTACTGCTGATAATCAGGTTTTGGTACCTGTCAATATAAGAGATGATGGTCGTGGAAACCTAATTCTCGTTACTGTGAGGGATGAGACTGAGTTAACCCTCAATCCTTCAGTAGGCAGCGTTAATTATGCTAGTGGTCAAGTCTGTGTTGGTCCTGTAGCGATTCAGGGCACCCCAGATGGCACTGAGAGACTACCAATTCAGGTATTACCTGCTGGTGGATCAGTTACAGTCCCACCAGGAGTAGATCCTACAATATTCAACCCCCAAGTCAATCCAATTGACTACACAATCAACGATGTGTCAATCCCAACCTTCGATCCTAATAACTTTAATGGTTATAATTACGGTGATACAACTGGGATAAATATTATCGATTATCCAACGGATAGTTTCGATTATCCAGTCAGCGAATCCTGTTTCTAAGATAGATGCCGATTACTAAGAATATCAACGTCTCTGATAGGGTCGAAAATCAGTTACCTGAGTTTATTCGTCACGAAGATAGACAATTAGTCAACTTCTTGTTTGAATACTATAAATCTCAAGAGAAAACAGGTAGACCTTACGATATACTCAATAATTTACTGAGATATCTTGATCTTGACAGTTATACCTCCGAGCAACTTGACTCTGCAACTAGTTTGCTTAAGGATATTGGTCTGTACGATGAAAAGATAGAAATTGAAGGAATAGATGGATTCCAGGAGCAAGATGGCTCCATAATGATCGATAATGAGGTAATTTACTACGAATCGGTAACTCGTGGTCCTGATGTTATCATTACTCCAGGTATTTCCTATCCACAGTTTAATAAGAAGAAGCAACAGCTTGAAAATCCATTCATGCTGTTCGATGGAGTCCAAAATGTCTTTGCATTATCATTTTTAGGCACTCCAGTCGCTCCTCCTTCAGCAGAGCACTTGATTGTGACTGCTTACAACACAATGATGGTGCCAAACGTAGATTACTACGTTGAAGGGTTTAATTTGCGTTTCCAAGACCCTCCAAGAGACCAAATCGGGTCTGATGACTCAGAATTCACTTCTGTCACTTATTTGGTCGGATATTCGGATCAACCGATCAAAACTTGCGATGCAATCCCTTATCAAGAGTGGCAAAACACCAAATTCTATCCATTAAGGATTAATGACCAATCTTACACTCCAACTTCTGAAATTGGACTTGTAATTAACAAAAATGGACGTTTACAAGAACCATATACCGATTTTACCGTTTTTGAAGATAAAGTGGTCTTCAAAAATGAAATTGGAGCTGCTGATGCCATTCATATTCGTTCTGTTGAATATACTCCTCCTTCTTATGGTTCAGGAGCCTCAGCAATTGCTAAGGTTGCTGATGATGGCACAATTACCGCTTTAATCCCCAAAACTGGTGGAAATAAGTATAGACTTGATTTTGCACCTAAAGTTGCAATTACAAGTAAGACTGGTAAGAATGCTACTGCCAGATCTCTAATTGGTGGTATTAAAGACATCAATTTGATCGATGGTGGTCAAGGTTACACTTCTTATAACCCACCGATCCCTATTGTTGCTGCACCTTCTAATCCTAACGGCACACCTGCTAAACTAAGTCTTACAGTTAATGATACGACTGGAATGGTCGATACATTGACTATTACTGATAGTGGAAGTGGATATGACTTCATTCCTGCTATATCATTCAAGAATCCAGGTGGAGCAACCATCTCACCTCCTACTATTGATGGTGAAGGTAGAATTAACATAGGAACCATTACCGTTGATACAATGGGTAGTGGTTATAGTAATGCACCTGTAGTTTACATTGATCCTGCTCCTATTGGTGGAATTAATGCTCAAGCAATATCAAAAATCAACCAGGATGGTCAAGTATACGAAATCCAGATTACCAACCGTGGTAGAGGGTATACGGCACCTCCTAGAGTCAAAATCGTTAACCCTATCGGTGCTCAGATATTAGACGTTACTGTAGCATCTGGATCAGTTACAAATATTGAAATGTTGACTGGTGGCATGGGTTATACCGATGCACCTTCAGTTTATATCGTAGATGACAGAAAAGACGGATATGGAGAGCCAATAGGTGGTACTGGTGCTTTAGCAGAAGCAACCATCTTTAACGGTGAAATAACAGATAT